GAACCTTGATACTAGATTCTGAAAAAATAACTTTGTTATCTTCCCCATAAAAATTAGAATAAATAAAATAACACTTTTGACCTACTTTTGGTAAATCTCCGTCTTTCACATAATGCCATTCATTAGCCTTGTTGTAGCCGAACTCTGCACCGTTTCTCCAATCAGTTTCTTTTGCATATCGTTCATGGTCTGTTGGCTCATACATTCCAAAATCTTTGTCTGCATATTCTTCCGCTTCTTTCTCAAACATAGTTACTCCTTAATTTCGTTAGGCTCTTGATATTCTTCTCCACAAACGTGCCATTCTTCACCTTCGTTGTAATGTACTTCAATTTCAACTGTCTTGAAAAAGTGTGTATAATCTTCATAAGAAGTCTGTTTGAAACAAGTCAAAATCACTTTAATTTTCTTTGTCATTTTTCCACCTCCACAAGAGGTTCTCTCCATTCACCATCATTCTCTCTAATGTATATATTTGCACAAACCTCTTCATCCTTTACCTTGTCAAACAGATTCAAAATTACAGCCCCGAAAGCAAGTCCCCCCATAAGCAGAAGCAATATTATACTGACAATAATACTTGCAACCATAACTTTCTCCTAGTCCTTAAACTTTGCAATATCTTCTGCTGTTACATTCATGCTTATCAGAAGAAGTGTACAGTAGCCGATTATATCACAGACATCGTTTACACGAGGTTTGTCTTCTGTATTTGACTTAACCCTTCCAATCTTATCGTCCAGGCGGATAAGAATAGAATTGGTGGAATCCCCCTTGTAGAAAATTTTTTTAGGATTTATTGCTGAATCTCCGTACTTCTGATTCTTATACAGAAGAAGATCCTTCATCGCTTCCATGATTTCATGTATCTTCTGCTGTGTAGTAAGTGTCTCGTTTAGTTCACTGCTTTTCTTTCCAACTTCTTCTACAGGAATACTGATATTTTTACAACCTTTAATCATTTTCTTTTCCTCCTTAAATTATATTTTCTCTTTTAAGAAACAGATAGAGTTTTCGGTTTATATCTTGCTGTTCATTATCATCACAAGTTATTTTAAGAACAGAATTATTTCCGTCAAGTGTTACTTCAACTTGTTCTGGTGGAATTATTTCAGAAATGTATTCAGCTGTCTTATATACAGCATATTCTCTCCAGCAAGTAAACTCTACACCTTCTATAGTTACACTTTCATGTCTGTTAAGCTTTCTCCCTTCTGGTGTATTCTTATTAAGTTTTTTATAAGCTTTAACACCAGAAGAAATAAGTGCTTCAAGTAAATCTTCTGTAGTCATAATTAACTTTTATCTGTTTTCTTCTCCTCCTTTTCATCATCAAAGTAATCATCTTTATACTTGTTTATAATTACTGTAGAAAGCTTGTTCTGCTCTCTGAGCTGACAGCTCTTGATTTCGGGGCAACGTCCGCCATACCATTCGCAATAAGGCATACAGCAATATCCTACAGCTCTAAGGAACGGATCATTACATCTTCTTAATTCTGCAACCATTTCAAACATAAACTTTCGTGTCTTTTCTTCTGTACGTCTACACATACGTTGCTTTGCCATTTCAATAAAGCTTTCAGCTGTGTGGTCTTGCATAAAAAGCTTGTCCTCGTACGGATCAGAAGAACGTTCATGCCCAGTCCAGTCAGGTCGGCTACTCTGAACTTCAGGCTGTGGGTGTCCTTTTGTAGCTCTGATAATCTGCATAATTACAGATTTTGGTCTTGTATCAACCAGGCGGAACTTGATACAGCGGAGTGTAGAATGGTTAGCTACAATCTGCTTAATCCAGAACTCTGTCATTTCTTTTGGTGTCCAGTGTTCTACTTCAAGAGATAAATCTCTGCCCTGAGTAATCTTACAAGATTCTCTGTAATCGTAGAAAGGGTCTTTGTTTAAGATTCTGAAACGCATGTTTCCTCCTAATATCTATTTGTGTTCAAATAATTGTCAGTGGGATAGAATAAAGAAAATATATAATTTCCATTATCTAATACGAACCTGGAGCGATTAGTTGAATCCATAACCTTTGTTAATCTTCCATACATACATCTGCTGGAAGTCCTTTCCGATGTAACAGCTTTCTGTAGTGAATCAATATCATACGCAAAATAGCCATAGATACCAGCGAGTATAACTCTCTGCGATATATCATCTGCTGTAACTACTGTCATAACATTTTGCTTATTAAACTGCATTTATCAGTACTCCTTGACAATATATTATTACTTATTCGTGTTATTCTACAGCCCCTTCAGCTAAAAGCTGTTCACAGATTTCAACTGATGCTCTAAGTTCAGAAGAAAGCTTTGCCCATTTCTCTGGTTCTTCTTTTCTGATTTCAAGCCACTCTGGAATAGTTTTTGTTGAAGCCCAGTTCTCACCAAGTTCAACTTCAGCTTCAAGCGGAACTTTAAGCCCTTTTACAGAAGTACGCATAACTTCTGCCATGTGGTAAAAGTCAATCATACATTCCCTGGTAGGTGTAAGGTAAGGGAAATTAAGCTCGTCATGTACTGTATTAGAAGTTTTAAGTCTTTCCCAAAGCCCTTCTTTATAAGCCTGGACTATAGAACTTTTTAAGCACTCTCCGCCTGATCCTTGTGTATAACGGTTAAGCATTGTGTAACTCTTATTAGGGTTCGGAAGACGTGCATGACTTCCACATACAGTTCTGATATAACCTCTTTTCTTCGCAACATCACCTACAAGAGCCAGGGTAGGAGCAACAAAAGGCATGTGTTTATGATACTGCTCTGAAATCTCTTCTGCTCGCTCCATAGTCCAGCCGAAGCTTTCAGCCATAGAAGCCAATCCCATACCAAAAGAAACACCGAAGCTCATATTCTTAGCGTATTTTCTGGAAAGTCCTGTGAGGTCTACAACGTACTGGTGGAAGTCCATGTGTGGATTCTCAGCGTACTGTCTTCTTACTTCTTCTCCAGCTTCTCCACAAGCAATGTTACAGATAAGACGGTATTCAATCTGTCCATAGTCAATCTTACCAAAGACACAGCCCTTACTTGCCTTAAACAAAGCTCGTGTAAGTTTAGGGAAGCTTACCTCTTCTTCTGAACCGTCTGCATTATGTATTACAAAACCACCCTTAGACGGTATCTGCTGTGCATTAGGACTTACGGAAGAGTAACGGAAAGAGATTGTATCTGTAATCTTATATTGTGCTTTTATACAGCTTTCTCCTTTGCTATTGGTAGTAAGGAAGCGGTCATACTTGTCACCCAGTATCTTTGATTTAATTCCTTCAGCAAGTTTCCAGTCTGCAATAAGCCCGATTTCAGGATATGTTTCCCTGGCTGAAGCAAAGAACTTTTTATCTACATTAGGAGAGCATGTGTACATGAATCCTTCTTCTGAAAGAAGCTCACATGTTCTGTCAGCCATTTCTTTTGGTACGTACGCAACAGGAATTGATTTTACATAACGGAAACTTGAAACAATTCTTTTTGCTTTAGCATAAGCTGAATCAATCTTTATATAATCATTTCCAAAAGGTTCATGTTTATAACCTTTAAGTGTGATCTTACAGCGGTAAGGGATATTTCTCATGTCACAGAAAGAAGCAATGTCATTGGAAGCTGTTACTCTGAACTTTGGAAGGTTGTACTTTTCCATAAACTCAGCTTTAAGTTTGTTTATTGCATGTGTTAAGTACTCTAGGTTCTTCTCTTTCTGCTCAACATCAAAAGGCATACCGTTCATTGTCATGGCAAGAGTAGGTAATATACAATCAAACTCCAGCTTACAGCGTGAACATAAATCTTGTTCTTTCAGGAGAGTAAGCTGTTTTCGCCATACTTTTACTGGATTCTTTGCATCTCCCTGGACATATTCACAAAGTAAATCCCATGGGGCTTCTTTCAAGTGCTGGCGGAAATCTCCTTTTGCAGAAACATTCTGCTTTACCCATTCTTCAATTCTGTCCTTGCTCTTACCGTATTTAAGATACTTCTGAGAGACAGATTCAAGAGAATGTATGCCGAACTCATCAAGGATAGCTTCCGCCTGAAGCACATCTACAAATGAGCACTTTACATCATAGGTAGACATCTTGTATTCATACAGAAGCCACCCAATATCATATTGTAAATTAGCTCCTACGATACATACGTTTGAATCAGTAAGCAAGTCAATTATTTCCTTGTTATCACACTGTCGGTCTATAAGGTCAAAAGGACAGTTTTCATTATTAAGTCCAGCAATTACAGTTACTTTGTCTTCTGCTTCGTAGTACAAAGCTGTGTTTAAGATGTAGCCTTGTCCATACTTCCAGCTCCAGCCAGATGTTTTCAAAAGAGGATCAACCGTCTCGCAATCAAGCCCTACTACACGTTTACTCATGTTCTTTTCCTTCTTCTTTTTTTCTGAGCTTTCAGAAGCTTTTATATTCTCTCGCATTAGATTCTCTTTTTGCTTCTAAAAATTGTCTGTATTCTGCTTCTCTGGTTTCAGCATTACTTATAGGCATAGAACAATCTCTACAAGCTGAATCATTTTTACTTTCACACTGAATATGATCATTTCTTGGACAAGTTCTCATATTTCCTCCTTTCCTTCAAGTCTTATCATACTACACTTAATTTAATATGTCAATGCAATTTTATAAAAATTATTTTATTCTCCAAAGAATTATAAGTATACAGATAAACAGAAAAATAAAAACAAATAGTGTATCTAACATTACCATACCAATCCATTCTCTTCTTTAATTGTTCTTCGATAATTTGTATCGTAAGTCTTTAGTAGTCTTAGTTGCTTCCTCTAAAGACATTCCTAGTTTAGTTATCCTTGACTTCAAACACCCATAGGAAACTCCAATAATACTTGCAATATCTTTGAGAGTTCTGTATTCACCATTAAAAAAATAATGCTTTCCTATACGATAAGATATTGCTTTTTCAAAATCCCATTTATATCTGTATAATCTCGTCTGTAAAAGCTTATAATTTATTTTATAAATTCTTGACCATTCTGCTAAGGTCTTTGTTTCCCCTTTGTAAGTAATATAGCAATTAACTCTTCGATTATTCCCTTGTACTATCATACTCACCCAACGACAATTTTTAGGAGAATACCCTTTATTATTATCAATACGGTCTATAGTTAGACCTTCTTTATAATCATTTTTAATTGCCCAATCAAAAAATACTTTCTTGTCATGTAGCCATTCTGAGCATATTTCTATACCTCTAGCTCCATAATTTTTATAGTTAGGGCATTTAGAGTTATAACATCTTTGTTTCATGTTCATATAAATATTATTTAACCTTGTATTCGACATTCCATGTTCATACCTTCCATTTTCTTTTCCACAATAATCTCTAGGTAAATGCTTGATTTTATGTCTCGCTAGATAACTTTGCATACTGTCATAAGACTTATTAAAATAAATAGCACAGTCCTTTACAGTATGTTCTTTTGCATATTCCTTAACAATTTCTAAGTCCATGTAAACCACCTCACCATTCAAGATTAAACTGTTCTTTCAAAGTTGTCAATATTTCATCGTAGCCCTCACCATTCTGTGAATCAATCAGAAAAAGATTCTCCTTAGCCCTGGTGACAGCTACATACAAAATACGAAGCTCTTCATCAATATCGTTAAATACGTTATTCTTTGTTTTTCGTGTGGTGTCCAGCATAACAGCTACGTTCTGAGCTTCACCACCTTTAACATGATGTATCGTACTAACAAGTATTTGCGGATTCCACTTGCACATTTCTTCAAGTCGCTTCAGTCCATACTTTTCTATGTAAGAAGCATAAACCCATTTCCTGCCTTCAGTAAAAAGGTTGGTGTCAGTAAAAGGCTGTGTGAAATCTTCAATACCGAACTTCCTGGCAAAATCCATTTTCTTCTTTTCGTCTTTGTAACCTTCAAGTCTAAATCCTTCATAGTCCTTCAGATGTTTCATAATCTCACCACCCATGAAAAATCCGTCAGCAGTCCAGTAAGGAATGAGATTGTCTTCTAACAGCTTTTTAGGTTTATCAAGAAAACAGTTATTGCGAGCAAGGATATACCATGCACAATTTGCTTTATCATCTTTTATTTTATCTGGATTTATAAAGTTTTTAAGACGCTCCAGGTCGTTAAGCTGTAATATCATTCCCTCCTGGTTTTCTACACGAGGATTAAATGGTTTATTTGTCTTGTCTCCAATGAATACTGTAATTGCTTTGGCAAGTCTGTATACAGCCTGGGGAATACGGTAGGAAACAGAAAGATGTTCTACTGGAAATCTTTTAGCAAGATCAATCAAAAAGTCTGGTCGTGCTCCAGAGTAAGAATAGATACTGTTATGTACAGTAAGCCCACCGTCAGTAATATAAGTATGATATTTTGGAACATTAAGACTATAAACTAAACCACTGTAGTTCTCATAACTTACAGAAAAGTTATGCCACAGTGTTTCTTTATTTGTCTTGCTTTTTCCTTGGTACACTGGAACACACATTATCTCAGGAATAAGATTACAAGCTTCACACAAACTAATACAAGTTCCTCCACTTTTAGCTTGTGCTTTTTCATGATTAAACATAGGATAGTTTATATCTCTGTGCACACTCCCTAATAGAGCTGTAGCTTTCTCTTCAAGTGAACCTAGCAAAGAATACACATCTCTCTGCATTTCTTTAGTGTACCATTTGCTCCATGAAAGCTGTGGTATTCCATAAGCAAAAGAGTAATACTGCTCATAGATGAGTGCTTCTTCTTTTGTCTTGCATACTCTTAAAATCCAACCTTCTTCTGCTCCTTCCATATTCATTCTTGTGGTAAAGTGAGTAGAACCATTACTTGAAAAAATCTGACACTGCCCTATTCTGAACATGTCACCTTTTCTCATAAGATAGACACACTGTAAAGTTGTATCTCTATTAAGCCACCTTACAACCATTCTGTGATTAGGTGTAAACCTATTTGTTACACCGTCAACAGTAACATCATACAGTAAACCTTTATAGAATCTGTGAGCTATTTCAGGGTGATATTCTCTTTGTCTTTTTCCATAATAAGCACAATCTTCTTGTGCAAAAGTTATAAGACAGTCCTTACTGGTCAAATCTTCAATATTTTTATATCCGTCTTTAGTAAGCACTTTTGAACCAGTTGGTTGACACTGGTTTTCGTCCCCAGCAATTATAATCTTTTCTGCTTTCGCAAAAGCTTTATCTATAACCTTCCACTGTAAAGCTGTAATGTCCTGTGCTTCATCAATCATCGCAACTTTTACAGGAAGAGAATCACCTTCCTGTACGTACTTTATAAGGCAGTCGAAAAAGTCAACTAGGCACTGTTGAGCTTTATATTCCTCATATTTCCGTACAAGCTGGTGATAATAACCTAATTCAATGTCGGCTTCTACAAGCTGTTTTGAAGTCAAAGCTCCAGAACGCTCCATGTCATAGAAGTCGAGATAAACTGAATCTTTTGTGGGAGCAACTTTTCCAGTACTCACTTCACAACGATTCACATTATAGCCATACTCTTTATTGAACTTCCGCTGATCAATGCGACCAAACATCTGATTAGCTTTATAGTTCATAGCATGGAAAGTCAGAGAATGAAGGGTACGAAAGTAAGGCAAGTCCTCTGGCTCTAGCATCAATTTCGAGCAAACACGTCTAAGTCCTTCATCAGCTCCTTTACGAGTAAAAGTAACAAAAGCCAACTCTTCAGGTCTGCGTACTTCCAGCTCCTTAGAAACCTCTTCAATCAAGCGTCTTGTCTTCCCTGACCCAGCTTGACTAAGCAATACCTTAACATTTCGTCCTTCAAACATTTCATTCTCCTCTCTGTGGAACTCAGGCTTCCACGAACTCCTTTATCCATGTATCAAGCAACTCTCTTCTCTGCTTTCTTACTTCTTCAAGACTGTAGTGTTCAAAAACCTTCTTTGCATTATCAAGATTATAAGTGATAAGAATAACTTCGTTTTCTGTATCACGCACCATGTAACGCTTTTCACCTACATACTGTAGAAGCAAGCAGTCTTCATTCTTATTCAGGATCTTGAACTTTACCATGCTTCTCGTCCTTCTTCTTATTCTTGTTTGCAAGCTCAAAGAAGCAGTCAATGTTCTTTTTCCATAAGAAACACTGACTTATTCTGAAACGCTGAAACCATGACATCTTCTCTGCTTCAGAAGACATGATTGAAAGTACCTGGACTACAGTAGTAATTCTCTGCTGCATAATCTGGTTGCTTACCTTTTTTGCTTTGCTACTCATTTTCCTTACACTCCTTTATCTGACCAAAGCGGTCAACATCTTTTAAGAACTCTGCACCAAACTTTTTACGTAAGTTACAGAGAACCATTCTCTTTCTATTGTCCTTGTGACCGTTCAACAGCCACTCAGCCAGATACCTTTTCACTGAATCAGGCAAGTAAATCAGCTTGCCTTTGTACTTGAACTTGTTCTTAGCAAAGTCGAAGTCATAGTCTCCAAAACAGTACACCGTTGAAGTACAGTCTTTTATAATTATCTCCAGGTCTTTTGAAGAAGCATGTATGACTGTTTTCTCAGGCTTGTAGAAAGCACATAAAAGCTCATAAACATTTTTGTAATTGAATATAAACCTTGTTATGCCCTTCTTAATGTATGGAGCCGGGCTTTCACCTTCCTTCAAAATCAATACTGCTATTGGGTAGTACGAACGATTTAATTTATCCAGGTACTTTGAGCCGAGCACTACAACTTCAGCTGATACTCTGTATCGCAAGTTCCATTCACTCTCAACAGAAAGAGACACATCTATTTCTTCTGCAAGAGCTTTATAGTTCTCTGAAAAAGAAGGAACATCTGAAAGCAATAATGCTTTTGTTATTTTTTCTAACATATTGCTCTCCTTAGAATAATTCCTCTGCTTTTCTCAGGTCTTCATCTGTATATGGTTTCTCTTCTGATTTAGGCTCTGGTATGTCTATATTTGAAGCTTCACTTACTCCGACAACTCCCATATTTGCCTTGTCACCCTCTTCAATTTCTACAGCTCCTGAGTAAGCTTCATCAATTTCAGAGTCTTCTACTTTACTCCAGCAAGGATAGTGCTTTTCATCATTCATTGAATTGTAGTAAACAAGTACATCTTCTACAGCCCCGAAGTTCTTCAAAGTTTCTCGAAGCATATTATAATCAAAAGCTATCTTCTGATTACGTAAATAATCTGAGAATCCTCTGTGGGTAAAATAATACTTTGCCTGACCATTCACAACCTGTCTTACACAAAGACCTACCTTAATCTGATATGGACTTTCCCTTCTAGCCTGTTTGTTTGAAAGATATGTAATGAAAGCATTATGCAAAACAGAAAGACCTGAAGTATCTGTCTCTTTTTTTACCTCTACATTCTGTATATTAGGCAAAACTGAGTTTAAGATAGCATACCAGTCATTGTTGGAAACTTGCATAGGAGCTTGGTTAAGATAGCGTACACACATCTTAGCAAAGTTCTTCTGATCCAAAAGATAACCTTCATCTTTGAATATTACGTCTACCCACTGTTCCTGCCCCTGTAGACGAAGCTTCCAGATGTAATAAGGCTCTGCTGTCATATAACGGTAAAGCTGTCCATAATCTACACCAGTGAAGTGTCCTTTGTCTCTTCCAAGTCCGTACTCTCTCTTACGACATTCACTTTTATTACAGAAAGAGTTGCATGGAATGTCCTTACATTTATAAATGTATTCATTATCTCTCACTGAAGCACAAGTCTGTTCTACAGCACTGTCTTCAAGAGGAACTTCAAAGTTTTCATTTATCTGCTTTACATAATCTTCAAAACCATTTCCGTACTTCTTCTTTGCATAAACAGCATACGAGAACAAGAAATTGTTTCTTCCAGTATCTTCACCACCAACTTCTTCAGAGAGTAATATTCTCTGAATACAAGGTGGCGCATCATTGTAAGGAAGCTTCTCCATGCACTTCTTTACTTCGTCTATGCTGGTAAAATGTCTCTGAATATAGTCCAGAGCGTCTTTGAAGTCAACCTTGTTTCCGTCCAGGTCTAAAAGATATGTATATGGATTTTCTGCATTAAAATAAGGAAGAGTAACAGAAGAGCCAAAACCTTCTGCTTTCTCCTGTTTAGGAAAAATCTCTACCTTTCCTTTTCCATAGATTGAATCCAATGCAAAGTAATAAGCGATGTTATTAAGAGTTTCTCTCATTGTCTTTGCTGATACAGCCTTAGAGAGAATGAGATAAACATGTAAACCGCCTGACTTACTTCTGAAAGGTAAAAGAGGGAGCTGATAATCTTTTATGAACTTCAGAACTCTCTTGATTTTAGGTTTATAATAGTCTATATCTAGCACACCAAAATAACACTTTCCTTCAGCATTTACTGGACATACACCAACACCAAAATCACCTTCCAGATGACGGATCAAGAGGTCTTTATCTACCTTACCTTCATTGTTTGTGATTTTTGTTTTAATTTTCTGTCCAGCTTCGGGCTTTTCCTTTGGTAATTCATTTCTTACGTATGTATTATTTTTGCCCTTAAAAAGCTGAGTAAAACGCTGAGCGTCTATGTTACTGATCATTTTGTGCCTATCCTTAAAGAAAATCTTACTGAGTGAGTGACTGGTTCACTCAGTAAGATTGTACTGATTTTAATTATTTTTCATCTCAGAAACCTGATTCTTCATCATCAAAAGAATCTTCTGTTTCTGAAGCGTCTTCAATGTAAGCTTTTACTGGAGCTTTTGACAGAGAAGCTACATCGTGGTTTCCAACAAGAACATGCTTTTCATAAGATTCACGAATAGCATTAGACTTTTTCAAGCAGTAAACTGCTTCTGCTTTGTCTGTTTCAAGCAAGCTTTCAACATATTCAAAGCCAAAGTCTGTCCAATCATACTGGTTGTTGCTGTAAGCTTCTTCATGGATTTTATAAACAAGTGTTGCTGAAGAACCTGAACGTTTTTTTGCATCTTCCTTCCATTTCTTCCAGATACGTGAACCAGTTGACTTGAAAGCAATTACAGCATTTTCAATTTCGTGGTGCCCAATTACTGTGACCATAACCCAGTTCACTGGAACAAGGATATGACCGTTAGGAAGCTGTCTGTTGAAATAAGAACCGTCTGCAACTGGGAATTCTACTGCCTGTTCTTTGTTCCATACACCAAAGAAATTTGAATCCTTGTCTGCACTTTCACGTTCATTGTAGAGTGTGATAAATGCAAGTGGAACAACTTTCAGTTCTGCACCCAGGTTGAGCTTATCCTTCTGAATGTAGATGTCACCAATCTGCAAGCCCTGAATGTAAAGGTCTTTCTGCGACCTCTGTAAAGCCTTTGTGTTAGGTTTAGCAAGCAAAAGATAATCTGCTTTTACACCATCACCCTCTGATTCTTTTTCCTGGAGCTTTGTGTTCTGAGCTACAAGTCCAGCCAACTCTTCATCACTTACTGCGATTTCTTTTCCTTCTGTCTGATTTTTTACTGCTTCTGACATAGGTTTTCTCCTTCTGTGAGTGACTAACTCACGTTGTTTTATTTTAACCGTCAACTAACGATTACTATCAAATTTAATATACTCTGTATAATTTGTCAATCTTTTTTCTGAAACACAACAACCATACTATCGTGTTGTCCAGCTCCCTTACTTACAAACTTTCCTTCCTCATTCTTCTGTTCAAAATGAAGCCTTCCCCTGACAAACTCAATAGAACTTGCATTTGGCAAAATCACTTCATGGAATATCTTTGTTGATGTAGACACTGGAAGAAGCATTACGCATACGTTCCCTTTCTTACTTTCCCCTACAGCTCTAAGAATGAACTTCTCTTTCAGGTTTCTGGAATATGGTGGATTTATAAAATTACTCCTCCCCCAGATACACTCTGGAGCAAGACCGTCAAAATCAGCCTGGTATGGACAAGGATCAAAGTCAAAATGATACTTTTCATTCAACTTGTTATAAAACCAGTCTGGTGTTTTCCAATCGTCTCCACTGTTATCTCTTGCTTTTGTGTTCTTCATGTTACTCTTCCTCATAAAATAACGAGAGGGTTGCCTTACAGAGCGTACCACCGTTTTCTGTAAGGACTTCTCTCTGCTATGCTTGTACTTTGCTTTACCTTCACTCTTTTAAGGGAGTACATCAGAGAGGGGTGTCGCTCCTCAGCTTCTCTTTTTGGTTGCTGGTTTCAAAGCCATAGCCAAGCTTGGTGAGGGGTGGACTTGAACCACCGACCAAAGGTATTCATGTGCTCTATCCTTTAACGCACCAAAGCTCTACCAGCTGAGCTACCTCACCATAAAATGACAGGTCTTATTCTTCGGGTCTATTCTTTGAATACAACGGAGTTTCACCGCTTGCAACCTACTGTGCCTGTCAAGTAGTGTTAATTACAGTCCTCCATATACACACTCAATTTCTGGAGCAATCATATTCTTCTTAAAGGCGGAACATGCAAGACCTTTTCCCACCTTAGAAATTGGTATTGATAAACTCAAAACCGATTTTGTTCTCTCTGAAGAATGAAGCCATAAGCTTTGCCTGCTCAGGTTTATAAGTTACACGAAGAACACGTACACGCATTTCTTCTGCTTTTTCCTTACTGTCTAAGGACATTGCTTTCTGCAATTCTTCAGTAACAGGCTCCCCGATAACAACCTTCTCACCAGCTTCAACTTTTGCCTGAAGTTCTGCTTTTACTTTCTTGTCTGCTTTGATCTCCAGGATAATTTCCATTGCACTCTTATGTGAAAGCTCACGAATGTAAGTATCTGCAAGGAATCCAGCGTCTTCACATTCAGCTGTGATAAGCTTTACACCAGCGTCATATTCAGACTGTTTCTTTTCAAGCTCGACAGCCTGACGTTCAATGTCATCAGCAGAATCTTCTTCATTCTGTGTCTTATTGTAATACTTGTCAATCAGCTGGATCTGGGAAGCATATTCTTCACGAAGGTTATGCTTAGCAACTGCGTCTGCTTTGTACTCATTCAAGATGATTGTAAGCTCGTCCTTACGTCTCTGGTCATATTCATCAAGCTGTTTTCCAAGAGCTGATTCACCAGCGTCAACAATAGCCAGAAGCTCCTTGCACATAGAATCAACCAGGTCTTTAGCTGGAGTAATATAAACTTTCATATACTCCTTGCGTTCTCTGTCAATTCCAGTACGGAGCGATACAAACTGCTTCTTCAATGTCTTAACGTAATCTACGTTATCTTCTGTAAGCTGTGTATCTTTATAGCGGTCAACAACAGCCTGGATTTTTGAGCCTACATCAGAAAAGTTTCCACCAATGGAAATTGTCTTGTCTGAATTAAGAGCAGGTTTTGCAATCTTCAGCTCGATGTCTCCAAAATCTACTTCCTTTGTCTGTGCTACAGCTACTTCTGTCTCACACTGTTTAACTGTCTTTGCTTTTGCCATAATTCAACCTCCTTAAATGGCTCTGTAGTTATAATATACTACACTTAGTTTATACTGTCAACAATTATTTTTCAACATAACTGAAAAAATATTCAGATTTTTGAATTGTAAATTGTGATACGTCTTCCCTCTGAAGTGTTACAGATTTGTCTGTCACTTCCAGGACTTTGTACTGCTTTTTGTTCCACTTATTTAGTACTAACAAATTATTCTCCTTTACTTAAATCCTCTGTCCACTGTGTTGCCATTGCTACAGCTACACCATGGAATGTCTTACTTCTAATCTTTGCTCTATCTGCTCCACTTTTCAAAGCGTCCAAATACCATTTTGCTTGTCTTTTCTTTCTGCCATCTTTTCCAACCCATTCTACATATTCCATTTCAGGCTGTTTTGTAACATCTGGAATCAAGTTTGGAAGTCCTTTAAGCCACAAGCAAGTTGATTTTGGTTCATTATCTCCCCAAAACCAAGGCTGAATAATCTGTGAAGGTTTCTTTGGAAGCCCATACTTTTCAGCAAGCTCTGGAAACCACTGTTTAACATAGTCACCACTGATAATTCCGATAGGATTTTCAATAGCAATCTTGTCACAGTCTGCTGTAAGGAATAAACAGAAAAACTCGATACCTTCTTTCTGTCTACCATCAGCTCTTTTTTGCTCAAAATGACGTGCTCCACTTACAGCAAGATGTGTACATGGTGGGAAAGCAATAATCATATCCCATTTTCCTATCTGTCTGTCTGTCTGTCTGTTCTGTAACTTAAACGAACAGTTACCATTAACTAAAGAAGTTACATCGTCCATGATGTGCCATTCTGGGTGTCCTCCAGAACATTCCTGTATATCACAACTAAAAGCTCTATGACCTCTTTTACGAAGCTCCTTACATACTTCCTGGCTTTCTTCACAAGCTACCAAAATATTCATTTATTCTTCCTCCTATTTATTCATATCCAATATTTTCTGAACCTTAGAATCATCTTGTTCTATGATCCTGAACCGTCTTTTTGCTTTTGTACCCAGGACAAACATGCTGTTTACCCTTCCTGTTTCCCTTCCACCATAGCAAGCTTCATACAATTTCTTGTAAACTGAAAGCTGTAAGCTACAGTAAGCCCTGTCAAACTTAGAAGTAGTCTTAATGTCGAAAAGATAAGCAAAGCCTTCAACTGTAGTAACTACAACATCAACCTTGCTGGCAGTTCCTTCAAAGTCACTCACCATAACTTCACATTCAATGCTGGTTGCTCTGTCCAGGATCAGGCTGTCACAAAAGTGTCTAAGTTCTTCAACTACCCATTTTGCTCCTTCAGTAGAAAGCTGTGAATTATTGAACCAATGACCGTGCCTATTGAAATAGTTTTCAACTTCCTTATGAACATCTGTTCCATACATTGTTGCAATCTTTACAATGTCTGTATCAGGAAAGCTCTTTCCCATAAGCTTTCCAATAGCTCCAGTTACTCCATGAAGTTCTCTGTGTTTACCATTGGAATCTGTAAACCAGTATTTATGGTTTTCTTCATCAAACTCAATTGCTTTAACTCTTGTGTCCATCCTTAAACTCCTTGATCTGTTTTTCCAGTTCAGCAATTCCGTCATGGATAATTTCCTTTCCAACAGTTACAGAGAAAAAGTTCCAGGCTTTCCTCAGGATACTCTGTTTATATGAAGGGCTTGCTGTCAGTTCATCCTTCAGCTTTGCTACTTCACTGGAACTAAGCTTCATACATCTGTCTACAGTATAGCGGACATGTAGTTCATTTCCTTTTATAAAAAGGAAAGGTTTAATTGCTGTCTCTCTTGTCATTTCCTTCTCCTATTTTTGCAAATACTCTGTCTAAATCCCATCCTTGTATGTTCCCAAGTCTTTTGTCTTTGTACATCTTTAACCTCTTTTCCAAGATTACTTGTCTGAAATTTCCATTCAGACAGCATTTCCTGTTGCTTATCCTTACTTTTGCTAAGTCTTTCCCTTAGTTCTTTGAGTTCAGTATCAGACATTTTAATGAATCTTGTCACGCTATATCTTACATGCAAGAGACCATTACGTATGTAATAATATACTTTACCACCTCTATCAATCTCTTTCATTACATCAAGCTCACTGTTATTTACGTTGATATATGTGCGCTTATCAAACAAGCTTTCATCGTACATTTCCTTCTTTGTCTTAAACATACCTCACCTCAAAACCTGGACTAATGCCAGTACAAAAATCAATACAAATATGGTAAGAGCAAACCACTCTTCCATATCCCACTTATTTTTCATCTTCCACGTGTTCTTCTTTGTCTGAACTATCTTCTTTTTCATCTGTCACCTTCTTTACTGTGAGCACAAAACTTCCTGGTGTAAGCTCTTCATAGCTGTCACAAACTAATTCAAACATATCAGTTCTCCTTTGCAATTTCAGCTTCAGCATCAATACCACTGATTTCCATAAAGATTTCGTTATTCCAGTTAGGAAGTTTTAAGAGTTTTTTATGCTCTTCCTTGCTTGCTTTATTCCAAGCAATACGGAAAGCGTCTTTATAAGAAATTGCCTTTGTAAATCCACCACAGGTTTCAATATCAATTTTGTGTGCTTCTTTTTCCTCGTCCGTTGCTGTATCGTGCGAAACCCAAACAGTAAGGTCAAAATACAAGAAACTTGGAAAATCAATATCGTTGCGTGGAACATTTGTTTCTTTGTTAAAAATGCGGACAAGCGGAGAATCTGTATTGAAAAATCCGCTGTTCCTGTCTCCGCTGTTCCAGTTTCCGCTGTTCCTGTCTCCGCTGTTCCAGTTTCCGCTGTTACAGTCTCCGCTGTTACAATCTCCGCTGTTACAATCTCCGCTGTTCCAATCTCCGCTGTTCCTGTCTCCGCTGTTCCTGTTTCCGCTGTTACAATCTCCGCTGTTACAATCTCCGCTGTTCCAATCTCCGCTGTTACAATTTCCGCTGTTCCAATCTCCGCTGTTCCAATTTCCGCTGTTCCTGTCTCCGCTGTTCCTGTTTCCGCTGTTCCTGTTTCCGCTGTTAAAGTCTCCGCTGTTAAAGTTTCCGCTGTTCCTGTCTCCGCTGTTCCAATTTCCGCTGTTATAGTCTCCGCTGTTCCTGTTTCCGCTGTTATAGTCTCCGCTGTTCCTGTTTCCGCTGTTACAGTCTCCGCTGTTATAATTGTTATACTTGTCTAATTCTTCACGGGGAATTTCCCGGAGAATAAACAGCTTGTTTGTACCGTATTTATCTCCATTTGTAACAACATCACCCTCAGCTATTACTTCACAGACACGACTCTCTGAAATATGATACTTACTCTCATTTTCAATTTTCTGCAATTCACGGCAGAAGTGAAAAACTGTGTTGGTGCAAAGTTTTAGTTCTTCTTTTGTCTTTCCAGTTTCATAAGTCTTTCCGACTTCAAACTGAAACCCTCTGCACTGCAAATTCTCATCAAACGCTTTATATCCAATCATATTAAACTCCTGTATATTTATTATAGGTTTACAAACCTAAACTCCCTGCTCCTGCAAGTGTTTTTCTGCTAAATACTGTTCTTCTTTGTCTGAACTATCTTCTTTTTCATCTGTCACCTTCTTTACAGTAAGTTCAAAACTTCCAGGTGTAAGCTCTTCAGCCTTTACTACAGCCCACTCATAGCTGTGTGTACCATATTTATTTTCAATACGGTCTACAAGTGTGAGCATACTTACCTTGCTTTCAGAAGTGGTGTCTGTACCTTCCTTCTCATAAGCTTTTATAGACAAGCTCCAGAAGTCTCCGCTTCCCTTGTGAGCTTCTGTAATCTCAAATCCAGTCTTATCGAATGAATATCCGTCCACTGCAATTACCAAATCTTTTAAATCATTCATGTTAAACCTCTAGAAATGATTTTAGTTTTCGTCTGTATCTTCATGTTCCTCTTCTTCAAAAGAACATGCACAATCACTACATTCAATGTGAAGTCCAGGCTTTCCCCAGACTTTAGCTCCACAATCAGGACAAATGTATTTTACCTTATTCCGATTGTACTTTTTAACAGTCTTATCAGCATTATCAGTCTTTGGAGAACCGTCTTCCGTATCATCACCGTCTTCAATTCCCAGTGCTACCTTATAGATAATACGTCCAAGCATATTCCAGTAAAAATTATCTAAATCACTTTGACTTTCCAGATAAATTGAACTGTCTTCGCCAAGCTTATCAGCCTGGTTTTTATCAATGTTCAGCCATTCAAGTAACATAAGACATATTTTATATGTCGCAAATTCAATTCCAATTGGTAAACCCATAAGCCAGTCTGCGATTAAGTTCGGAGTAAGCGCTTTATTACGTCCATAGACTTTTACTCTATAAGCATCCTTGTATAAGTCTTCAAAAGAATTAAAGTACTCTTCCCCTTTCAATATCTCTTCCAGATAAGCTTTAAGCTTCTTATAAAGGATAGCCTGGTTCTTTACAGTCAAGATTTTTCTTTTCATGAAATCACCTCTTAAAATTGTTTAGTACTAATAAACTCTCTTCAAAATTGTATTTATACATACTCTTTGTATGCTTTTTGCATTTGCTTAAACTCTGTTGTTTTCATAAAAGCAACAGAGAATCCAGCTTTTATGTAGTTTATTACTTCTTCTTTATCTACAGAGACAGAGAAGGGAATAAAAACCGTTTTATTTCCAACAGCATCAAAAATATCTTTCACTGTCATTTTTTTAATGTCATAAGAAAAGCTTCTAGCAAGAAAATCTCTCATGTTTCTCTCATAATAAGCACTAAATTCTGCATTAAAACATTCTAGTAAACTCATTTTCTTGACTTCTACAGATCCAGAAGTTCTGTAGTCAGGAATACCAGTAAAGATATACACGTTATATTTCATAAATTACCTCTTAAAATTGTTTTTGTTATTTTTAGTTTTCCACTTTATTTTTCAGATAAATATATGCCTCCTCACCGTTCAGTATACCTCTACCTGCAACAAACAAAGCAAAAGGAATTGCTTCCCTCTCTTCTTTTGTTTTCAAAGACAGACTTAAAAGCAAGTCTATTCCTTCTCTATTAGTCATTTTACCTTGCATATCAGCCATAATTTACCTCTTAAAATTATCTTTTGTTATTCTTACCAGTAAACTCAGTTTTAATAAACATAGCTAGAAAAATCAGCGTTAAATGTTTTTTCTAGGAATTGTTTTAACAGTGTATTTACTTTGTTTTTTTGTTCTTCATAAGATAAACTGGAATCTTTTAGTATTTCACAAGCTTTATTGTCATATTCATTGATGTTTTCGACTTTTACGTGGTAAATCATGTTTCTATATCCAGTTGTTATACAGTAGTCGCCAAAAGTATAAGCATCAAAATTCCAGCCATAAACACCAGCGGTATAAAAATCTTTTCTTTGGAACCATAAAAGATATTGCAGACTACAATAACCAACACCACAGCAAGTATAGTTACTTGCTAACCATCTTCTTGTTACTTCAGCTTTTGCCATAAAAATCACCTCTTAAAATTGTTTTTTGTTATTTTTAACAGGTTTACTCTCTAACCTGGTAAAACCTCACTTCATTTATTATACTATACCTAGTATAAAATAATGTCAAGTAAAATCACGCAATTTTTTTAATTTTTCCAAGTTTTTTCTTAAAAAATATCCTACATCATCAATATTTCTTGAACTGATCCCACAATAAGGCTTTTTCTCTTGTATATCTGTGATAGTTACATTCATTCTATTATTGTCCACTACAGAAAAAACCAGGGAAAAATTATATTTATTAAAATCTTTTTTAATGTTTTCCAAGAATATTTTTATTAGTTTTTTCATAAAATCACCTCTAAAAATTGTGTTTTGTTTGCTGGACTACTTCCAGCCGATAGTCATAATATACTAAGTTTATTATTTTTTTGTCAAGTAAAAAATTAAAAAAATATTTTTATCGTTTTTATATACTATTTTATATACCTTTTGCAATTTATGAAAAAACACAGTATATAGAAGAAAATTGTTATTTTTTGCGAAAGGTCTCAAAAAAGGTATTATAATTTTTCTCTTTAATTTTTTGGGGTAGTGGAAAACCTTAAAAATAAAATAATAAGGTTGTTATATTAAGTTTAGTATAAAATAAATATTTTACGTGTTATTTTTTGATCGTTGAAAAATATTTTCCCTAGAAAATAAATACTTGTTATATTTGATTTTTTATAAAATCGGCTCCAAAAATTAAAGAGAAAAATCATAATACCTTTTTTGAGACCTTTTTGAAAAATTGTTCCGTTTCCACTGGTTTATTCCGCCTGAATTGCTGTAAAATAATTTTTAATTTTTTGCATTATTTTAATTGACATAATAAATTATACATAGTATATTATTAAATGTAAGGGCTGGACGTAGTCCAGGAAACAAAGAACAATTTTAAGGGGTGATTGTATGAATTATACTTTTGATGAAATTAAAAGAGAGATTATTCACAGTTTTGTGGAAAACGGAGAAAAGAAAATGGAGGGGATGATTTATTACGACCTGGCATTAAAATCTTTTTTATGGGGCAGTGATTTACGTTCAGTTGTTTTGTTAATGAAAATGAACAGAATTGACAAGATCTCTTATTTTAAGATAACAAAAAGAGACGGACTGAAAACAGAATAAAAACGACGGAGCCGTTGAGAATAAAAACGGCTCCGTAAATAACAATTTTTAGAGGTGATTTTTATGACTTTTATTTTTGAGTACAAAGTTTTAGAAGGCGATTCGCCTGTATTTGAAGTTTACCAGGACATTAAGACAAGCGTTTTTTATTGTGCACATGGTAGACAATATTTGAAGCTAATTAAAAATAATAGCGAGCTTGGATACGATTTTTGTATTGATCTAACAAATGTTAGAACGTTTTCAAGCTTCTAATTTTTGATCCTGGGTTCGCCTGGGTTCGCCTGGGTTCGCCTGGGTTCGCCTGGGTTCGCCTGGGTTCGCCTGGGTTCGCCTGGGTTCGCCTGGGTTCGCCTGGGTGATAATTGAATTGTCTGTCAATTTTTTTACTGTAGGACATCAACACGATATTGATACCCTTCTTTTCACAGAACTTTCAAAATCTGCATATTATACTAAGTGTGATATAATTGCCTTACTTCGAGACATTTTGACATTGATTTACATATTTACCACATAGTATAATATAGGTCGTAAATGCTTCGCTGTGCTCAGTCTCGGATTCATCTGAAAAAGAGGGGTATGGGAGGGGGTGGGTTATTTTGTGTAAAAATGACGTATATGAAATAGATTTAAAGGAAGAATGTAAGGGAGATTGAAGGGTTTCAGGTTGAACTGAAACCCAGAAGGAAAAGAGTAGCACAAAAAGTGGTAGCTCTTAGTACTAATCATATTCCCAGCGTTGACTTTAGTCAATGCTGATATTACAATTATTTTAAGGAAAAGACTATGGCTCTTACACAAGAAGAATATGAAAAGCTACGAAATGACGTAATTCAAAAATATAAAATAGTCTACAAAGATTCAGTGGCTATGGACGCATGTAAAGTTCCGAAGGACATACGTATACGTATGCTGGACGATACTGAATATATAGCCGAAACGAAAGCCATAAAAGCATTTCTTTTTATAGACCAGCTGAGTGAGCTGGATAACGTAATAACTGGAAGTTATGATAATTCTGAGAAAGGTTCCGACCGAAGTGCTACTGTACTGAAGTGTCTTGAACTTAAGCAGAAGCTTCTTCTTGAAGACCTCAATGTAACAAAAGATGATTCTAACGCTCTTAATGTTGCCTTTACGGCAATGAGTAGGGAAGACTTTGAAGCACTGTCTACTGTTGAAGTTCACCAGGGTGGTAATTCAACGGAGCTTGGAGCTGACTTTGGTGTATCAGATGATACAGATAGCTTTGAAGCACGTCTTAAAGCTGATGCTAAGCAGAGACTAAAGGAACTTCAGGACAAGAAAGTCGAGGAAGGCAATTAAAAACAATAAAAGAACAGAAATAAACTGTATAAAATAAACTCGAAGTGAATACAAAGGAGGTTTTGACATTATGAATCTAGTCAAGCTATTACCGCACCAGGCAGAACTTCTGCAAGCACCATTCGTGTTTCCAGAAATAAACTTTTTCTTCCTGATTGCGGGTTATTGACGCAAGTGGAAAAACATCTGCTCTGGTAAAAGCTATAGAACATACAGTAAAACTTCTTTTGGGTAAGAAAGACCTGGAAGCACATAATCCGAAAGTCCTTGTGGCTTCTAAGAACCTTACCTTTATGAAAAAGACACTTACTGGACTTCTGGAACAGGACTTAAAGGAAACCAATTCAGAGTACTCTTATGATAAGGCTCATAACATTATTACTATTGGAAACGTTGAGCTTCTTCTGATTCCAGATGAAGATGAATCATCAATCTATGGTTTTTCATGTAGCTGTGCTTATGTAGACGAGCTTGACGAGCTTGATACTCAGACAGCAATGGCTGTAGTAAAATCTATAAATGACCGTTGCCGACAGCAGATAGAAGGATTTAGAACACCGTTCATGTGCTATACAACTTCTTCTCAGGGGTTGAAAGGAACATATCAGACAGTAATGCACTTTCAGAGAAGTGGTATCGGATATGTACTTATGAGGGCAAGAACAAAGGATAACATATACCTTCCTAAAGATTATGTAGAGAATATGTATTCTATCTACAATGAAAAGGAAGTAGCCTGTCTGCTTGAAGGGCAGTTTGTATCTATTGATTCTGGACTGGTATTTCCTGACTATCACCCGGATGTAAACAAGCTTGATGTAGACCTTTATGACTATGTAAGGGATAACTCTCTTCCAGTTTATATAGGTCAGGACTTTAACGGATTTGGTAACAATGCTGTAGCCTTTGCAATTATAAGCGGTGCTATCATTGCCATAAAAGACTATGAGTTCCCCGATATAAGGCGTGCTCCAGAAGTGTTCAGATATGATTTCCCTACATCTGAGATTTTATGGATTCCTGATATGACCTATAAGGAGCATTTTGTGGAGTTTAAGAAAGAGCTGAGAGTATTCAATATTAAGATTGCTTACCGTTCTTGTAATCCACTTGTAGGAGACCGTAACTTCGCTTGTAATAAACTTTTTGTAGCCCAGAGGTTGTTTATCTGTCCTATGTGTAAGGGTATGGAAAATACGCTTATGACCTGGCAGAAAGACCCTAAGACTGGACAGCCTAGTAAGGGTGGCAAAGGTGCTCCTGATCATAAGGGAGACTGTATGGGTTATGTAGTTCATTACCTTTTGTCTTGGAAGAGGGAGCTTAAACCATTATACAGAGTTACGCTTGAAAGACTTTACGAAGCCAGACGTGCACGTGGAGCTGAAGCTTCTGAATTGGAAATTACATCAACAACTTTAGACCCTTCTAGGCTTAAAGGTATAGTATTGAAACAAGCTCCTAATGTTGAAGAAGATGCTTAGTACTAATATACTTGATTTTATACTATTTTAGGTTTAGGCTAAGGATATGGTAGACTACAAAGAATTAAGAAAAATCTTGAATGGCTCAAACATGTCAGTGAAGCATTACCAGAATGGTAAAGTTGTGGTTACAGATTCAGTACGCTTCAAGGGTATGCCGATGTCTATGCTGGAAGAAGCACAGGCTTTGGTAGAAAAAGCTGTAAAGGAAGATACAGAAGCTACAGCCAGAAAGTCAGGGATTCAGCTTGATTCTGTAAAGTCTGTATCTGACAGAGCTAATCAGAACATAGGTATAATTATGGACTGTTTACAGTCTAATAAGCCTATGACAGCAGAAGAAATCAGAAAAAAGGCACAGTCTCCACAGGGAATAAGAGACTCTATTGTAAACGGAAGGTGGAATATCAATAATCTGGCAGATCCCTCAAGAGCTAATCTTTCTTTGCCTAATATTTATATTTCTCCGTGGGAAGCAAACAGTTTATACTCTCAGAAAGGTATTTTTGAGACAATTATCAATAAAAAATCAAAATCTATACTCTTAAACGGTTGTAATCTTGAGAATAATCATTTAACACAGAAGCAGATTGATTTAGTTAAAGAAAAAATGGAAGTTCACAACTTTAAGAATATTCTTGCTGAATCAACTTTGACTTCACTCGTTTATGGCGGTGCTTTAACATTTCCTTTGTTCAAAAAAGATACCCCTGTAACTACAGCATTAACTCTTAATGCTCTTTTGAAGCTGGGAGTACTTGGAAAAGATTGTATTGATTATTTTGTACAGCTTGACCGCTGGAATACATTTATTATTCCGCCTTATAACCCTACACAGAAAGACTTCCTCCGACCTGATGTATACACAATTCCGTTCCTTGGTTCAGATGTTTACCATGGACGCTGTGCACGTGTAGTAACAGCTAAACAGGCTGGCTACTGGGGTCAGGTGTTGAACCAGGGATGGGGTATATCAGACTTGTGTGGTTACTTGCAGTCAGGTATGAACTATAAGGTAGCAGTACAGAGCTTACCTTTGATGATACAGCAGATGTCTATTCTTGCACGTACTGTAAATGTTGACGGTGTACTTGCTACAGAAGGTTCAAACGCATTGGACGGATTGATTGAAGCTAACACAATACGTACACGTGAGGCTTCTCCAGACAATCCTGTTACCATGGACGTTCTGGGAGATATTAAGTCAATTAACAGGAACTTTGGACAAGTTCCAGAACTTATACGTTTGCTCCGTCAGGATTTGGCTTCAGATGCAGTTCTTCCTGAGCCATTGTTGTTCTCTTCTGAAAAGGGTAACTTCTCTTCAGGTGATGATACACAGGGTAATCTTTTCAAGCAGAATGAATCAGTACAGATGATTCATAAAGACCTGGAATGTCAGTTCAAACAGCTTGCAAAGATTATGGTTATTGATGCACTTGGAACGGATAAAGACGTACTTGAAGCTCTCCCGTATACACAGATACATTTTGACCAGCCAGTTATTGCCAATGCCTTGGAACGTGCACAGATTGGTAAGTTCCATTCAGAAACAGTATTCAATCTTGTTTCAGCACGTCTTCCTATTGATATTGCTGTTGAAATGGCTGATAAGAATGTTTCTTCAGACATGAGAACAAATGCTGAAATCCTGGATAAGCTCAGGACAATTCAAAACAAAGGCGACAAGCAAGATGAAAAGCGTATTGACCTTGAGCTTGAACAGAAGCAGAAGGACATTGAACAGACAGAAGCTCAGATTAAGGCTACTGAAGAATCTGTTAAAGCACAGAAAGTTGAAGCTAACGTTGTTAAAGGCGGAGAACATAAAGAGACTGAAGAGGACAAGAAAACTCGTGGAAAGTCTCCAGCTGAAGAGCAGAGAGAAAAAGCTGTAAGTGAAAAAGAGGAAAAGTCTTATTCTAGGCTAGAACAACGTCAACATGAGAAGACTCGTGTTGGTAGTACTAAGCGAAGTGAGAAATTAGCTAAGTCTATGAATAAGAGTGTTTAGTACTAATTTGACATAAAGTGAGATAGGTATTAGAATAGGTATTAGAATAGGTATTAGAATAGGTATAAGTATGAAGATAAGTGATTCGGAAGTCACACCTTTTATTACTCAAAAAGATGTAATCTTATGTCGCTCAGGTATTCAGCTCTATCATAAGTCAGAGCTGTCCTCTTTCATATCCGATGACAACAAGCCTCCTGTGGAAAAAGAGTGGTACAAGGAATACAGACCAGCTAATGTCATCGTACGAGCAAAAGACCTCTTCAAGTCACTGCCTGTGTGCTGTGAGCATCCATCAGAATGGATTACATCAAAGAACTGGAAAGAGCTTGCTGGTGGAACACTTGATAAGGAAGTTACAGTTGTCGCACTGGACGGAGAAGCAGAGGGTGAGATTGGACTTAAATCAAATATAACATTCTATACAGACGATTTGTATAACTATTATCTTGATAATAAAGAGGTATCTGTAGGTTATACTTGTAAGAAGCATTTTGTAGACAATCCAGAAGAAGTTGGTTATGATTTAATCCTTGATGAAATTACTGAAGTGAATCATTTAGCAATTACAAGAGCTGGTCGTGGCGGTTCAAGTGTTGCTGTTATTGATAGTATTATAGGAGGTTTAAGACCTATGCGTACAGGCATTTTTGCATGGATCGCTAGTAAAAAGCAGAAAGCTGTAAATGATTCTGCTCCTTCTTCATTCGGTAAGGAAGTCCTTGAAGCTGTCAAGAACAGCAAGGGAACTACTGAAGAAGAGCTTGCTGGCGAAATGAAGGGCGTTTTGGATTCCATGTCTGTTTTGAAAGACTGTGAAGCCAAAACAAAACTTGTGGAAGTTGTTAAAGACTGCTTTGACAACAAGAAAATGGCTTTGGAGAACGAAGAAGAGCTTACAGCTACACTCGACAGTATGTGGATTGATATTCACAGCGACAGTCTGGGTGAAATTGCTAAGGCTTTTGCAAAGCTTGGAAAGAAACCTGAAGAAAAGACAGAACCAGCTGTAAATGATTCTGAAAAGACTGAAGGTGATGAAAAGGATTCCACAGACAAGCCTAAAGAAGGCGAAGAAAAGGATTCTAAGGATAAGCCTAAAGAAGGTGAAGACGAAGGTAACAAAAACAAGGACGGTTGTAACAAGGATTCTGTTCCTTTCGCAACTAAGGATGATATTCTGGCAGTACTTGACAGCCAGCTTGAACCAATGGTTATGAAAGCTGTTAAGAAATGTCTTGGTATCAAAGAAGACACAAAACCTTCAGTTGAAGGAAGTGAACTTGATTCAGCAAATAAGGGTAATGCTGGTGTAACACGTGATTACACTTCATTCCTGGAATAATATAGGAGAAAAATATGACACAGAATGGTAAAACATTGTCTATGCACAATGGAGCTATCTGGAAGGGAACATATACCAACAATGGTATGTTGCTCAAACTCCATGAGAACTCTTACACAATCGGTTACTCAGCACTTCTTTCTCCAGACGGAACAAGTGCTGGTAAAGTAAAGTTTGGTGACGGTGTATTCTATGACGCTCACCAGAAGAACAACAAGGCTTATGCTGGTGCTCCAACGGTAGACAGTGCTGTACCAAAGTTTGCTGGTATTGTTGTTCGTGAACCTGGAATTGCTTCTGGTTATCCAGCAATCAATGATGAAGTTGCTGACTTCCAGAAAGGTCTTCTTGCTAAGGAAGGCTACATTGAATACAAGGAAGCTTATGTTGTAACAACAGCTTCTCACTCAGCTCTTGGTGACAAGAAGAGTGTATTCGACAACGTAGACCTCGGCTACGTTCTTATGGTTTCAGCAAGTAATGGTGCTGTTTATTTTGCTCAGACTTCTTCTGACAAAGTATCTGATTCAGACGTTCTTGTTGGAAAAATCGTTGCTATGAACCCTGACGATAAAACTGTTACAGTTTTCGTATCACCAGCTATCTATGCTTAACAAAAGGAGACAAGAATGTTAGGACAGGCAAAGAAAGTAAGCTATACAAAGCTTAAAACAGCTATGGAAAATGACATCTTGAGTCGTTTCCCAGCAATCTCAAGACATATACAGTCTATCAATATCGACAAAAACCATATCTCTGGTGATATTCGCAGTGCTGGTATTGGAATTGCATGTGATTCAAAGGTATGTGCTAAAGAAGCACTTCCTCTTGGAGTAAACCCACAGAAAGCTATCCGCTATGGTGAAATCTCTGACGCAACAAAGAAATACATTGATACACAAATGGATTCTTTGATGAAGTCAGGTATGTCTGAAGCTGACGCTCACAAGAAAGTTCAGGATTCTCTTGAACCAATTATGGGATTTGATCCAGCTACAAGACAGTATGTTATCTCTGCACGTGCTCCGCAGAAAGACAGTGTTATCATTGGTGCTAACAAAGACAGTCTTTTGGAACAGACTTCTATTCCTATGTGGAATATTGGCTGGCTCACAAAGATTATCAAACAGCCATTCGCAACAAGCCATGCGAAGAACCTGGTTTCTGTTGAATCTTTCAACAACCCATGGGCTGACGTAATCGGATTGTTCAAAGAAAGCTTTGAAGGCTACGGAAAGCTGTCTAATACAGCACGTGGAAACTTCAAGCAGAACAACTCTAACCCAGTTACAAACGAAGCTTCCCAGATCGTTGACGAGGTATTCAATATCTCAGTTGATTATGAATCTGACACAATGGAAGATATTAAGGCTAAACAGGCTGGAAACTTTGTTACTGGACAGATTAAGGCTGACAGAGAAAAATATGCGATGATGGTTTTGGATCGTATGCAAGACGCTCTTATCTACTACGGTTCAGACGAAGCTGGTATTGACGGTCTTGCTGACGTAGCAAACGTTGAAGTTTATTCTGGAACACCATTGTATGACATCTTTACATCAACCACTTCTGCAACACGTGGTTCTGATATTGTACGTGCAATGCAGAAGGTAATCGGTGACTTCCTGCGTGAAAACCATTACATGGCTCGTAAAGTACGTGTAAATGTATCTGAGTATGTATTCCAGGCTCTCACACAGACTGTTTACTCTGATGTATACAATCCTTCTTCACCATTGCAGATTATCAAAGATAACTTCAATATACGCAATGAGCTTAATGGTGGTCTTGTTTCAGTTGAGTATGAAATTGTATCTGATACAATGCTTAACCCTTCTGTTACAAGTGGTGAACAGAATCCATTTAACCCTAACCATTATGACTATATGTTCATTACAGTGCCTTCAATTGAAGACGCTATGGGTACTCAGGATTCCCTTGTTATCCACCCTGAGCTTTTGAAGAGCTACGTAGTTCCAGCTCTCTGGCAGAGAACAGGTATCTTGTACACAATGTACAAACGTATTGGTGGTGTAATTGCTCCAGTTGAAGGAACAGTAAAGGTAATCACTGGATTTGGTTACGCTGAATCATAATAGATAATTTTGCTGTAAACCCTCTGACTTTACAGCCAGAGGGTTATATCTTATACTAGGAAAAGAGGTAATTATTATGAAATATATCCAGAACAATGGTAGATATGCTCTTGCATTTGAAATTGTAAAAGACAATAGAAACGTGAAAATCGTTTTCGACAGAAAACGTGTATTCCAGGACACAGGAAATATCGCTACTACAGGAATTACAGCAGTAGACGATGAAGACTATGCAAAGCTCTGTGAGCTTAAAAGATTTAATAAGCTTTTTGAAACAAAAGAGTTTGAACTTACAGATATTACAAAGGTTGAAACTGCTGAAACAAAGGTAAAAGAACTCGAAGAAGCAAACAAAAAGCTTGAAGAAGAACTTGAAAAAGCAAAGAAAAAGTCAACTCCAGCAGATGTAAAGAAACAGCTTGACGATAAGGACAAAGAAATCAATGATCTTAAAGCTAAGCTTGAATCTTTGACAAAAGATACTGAAAAGGCTGACGCTGGAAAGGCAAAAGAAGATAAAAAAGATGAAACCGAAGGCTTCTAATAATGGTAGTTACAACTAAGGGAAGACCACCAGTAATCGACAGAGTTTGGTTTCGTACACGCTATGGACAGAGCTTTCCTGATTTACTGGCTGAAGATAAAAATGATTTTCTCGATACTTGTATAGCCGATGTTTATACTCTTTTCTATGGTGTTGGTGATTTATGGTCTCACATGGATAGGAAAGAGTACGAAACAAAAACTCAGTTATGTTATGGTCTACTCGTAGCCTGGTATATAACTGACTTGTTCCCTGATTTATCTCTTGGTGTTGTAAGCACTGGAGGTATACCTTTGAAGTCTAAGCAGATAGGTGGGGTCAAGATTATGTTCGGTGATACGGCTTCTACAGCTGGAGCTGTAAATAACGCTGACTTACTTCAGTCTTTGAAAAGTAACACCTACGGTGCTAAAGCATATTTTATGATTAAGACTTCAGGAAAGATTAACCTTTTCTTTAGTCACGGGAGTTGATTATGTTTTTTAGTGTTAAAAGAGAAATAAAGATAGCTGGCAAGACATATATTCCTTGTGTCTGCTATACTGTTACAAAGTTTCTTGAAAGAACAGTACAGAAACTTTCAGAAGAAGGTAAGGCTGTTATTTATTCTGAAAGAGTTTTCTTCCAGAACGGTAAAGTTATTAAAAAACCAGTTGTCAAGGAAACTTTGACAGCTTCAAAGCCTAAGAAGGATAAAAAAGAAAAGAAAGCGGAAAATAAAACTAAGGAAACTGAAGCTGTTCCGCTTGAAGCAGTAGATGAATCTGAAGGATTCTAGGGGGTTATTTTGGCAATTTATGGAGATATGCTGGCTTTCTTTCCAGAACAGTTCAGAATGTTTGAATATTTCCACATGTCGCCCCAGGTAAGTGCTTCGTACTCAAAAAGAGACAATGTTGTTAAAGTACGAGGTGTTTTCCAGTATATGAAGCGAGGTGAACTCAGAAGAGAGAACGAGACCCTTGCTGATGTAAACCTTCCTACTTTCTGGACGAGAGAAAAGCTTAAAGTAGGAGATTACTTCATACAGAAAGAAGATGAACTTTACAGAATAATCAATCCAGCTGACTGGCTTTTTGAAGGTGGATTTAACTGTTATGTGCTTGAAAGTGTTGTTGGTAATACAGATGTACAAGAACCTTTTGAGGACGTTGATTTAGGACAGAATAGCTATGATTAAACATGATTATTCTAAAGACGCTTCTCTTCTTGATGTTGAAATTGATGATTTTGATACACAAAGCTATAGAGAGGAAGGAAATCACCCTACTGGTATCAATGACGATAGAATGAGACTTCCTACTCGCTATGACATAGCAAAATATTACCTGCGTAATAAGAGAAATAAGGAACGAGGAAAATGGAGACGTAAGGCAGAGAGTTCTCTTCCTGATATTTCCGATGATTTTGACTGGCAGATAACTTATACATTCCCTAACACATTAAGAAATCCTAAGACTTCAGCTGGTTCTTATGGTGGTAAGAATGTCACATTCAGAAGACTATACCTTATATTGTGTGAACATTTTAATGGTGGGAGATATTTCATAGATGATTATTTTGACACTGTATATCCACATACAGTTAAGCCTGAAGTTGATGCTAAACTTGCTCTTATAAAATCAGAGCTTTTGGATTATGCTAATGAAGAGTTTGAAGGTGCTGTTTTAACTAAGAGTGGTAATTTTGATAAACGTTACAAAATCAACAGAGGAATGAAAGCAAAGCTGAATAGATATGAGAGTTTTGCGCAATCCTGGGAAAACTCTTATGGCGAAGAACTAGCTTCCTTAATCAAGAATGATATAGTAAACTGTATGATAAGCGGACAGTTACAGCTTGAATGTGTACCGCATAAGAATACAAAAGAAACAAAAGCTAAAAGACGTAGAGCTGGTTTGAGCGAAGAACCAGTGTTTATGGCTACAGCACAGCTTATAGAGAGTTTACAGCTTTATGTAAGGATAAGAGGTAACAGACAATGGGAAACCAATCAAGGTATCTTGGTGTAAACTTTAACAATCTACGCAAAGCTCTGTATCTCATGTTCTTTGGTGTAGATTTAGTTAAAGACAAAAACGGCAAAGATAAGGCTCTGAGCCAGGATTTCAACTCTCCAAAGTACAGATATATTATACCTATGCAAGGTAATTTTGAAAATCCTCTGGAGCTTCAGGAAAAAGATACATACATAATGTATTGGATTGAAAGAGACGAAAGCTTGACACAAGATGATTATGTTGAAGAAGATGATACTGGCTATAGCAGACAAAAGTGTGTTGCTTCGATTCTGGTACGTTTCATAGGCAAGGAAGCAGAGGAATGGGTTAAATCTTTCAGACATCTGGCAAAGCGTAATGGTGTTACTGAAATATGGAGTGGTGTTTGTAATGCAGAAAGACTTGAATACACTTCTCCTGTTGTGCCCCGAAAGATAAACTACTCTGGTCTCAATAGTCAAATTGCATTTGACGTACGATTCAAATTGCATTATGATGAAGTTATATCTACTGGGTGGTTGCCTTTGAAGGGAATTAACATGAACTTCATTGGTAAAGTCACTGCAGAAGACTAAATCAATATTGGAGGTTTAACATGAACTTAAACTACGTAGGCTCTGTAGCTGAAAGATTTATGAAGTTCCGTTCTACACTTCGCACAGAAGAGAACATTTCATCTAATCTTTTCAACGCAGTGTCAATCTATGTACCAAAGTCACTTGCTCAGGCAAACCTCGCTTCAGACAGTTATACACCTTCTGAAGTTACAGCAGACAAGTATGCTGTAATTCCAGTTACAGTAGATAACTACAAGAGTGTACTTGCTGACGGTAGCGTATTGCTTTCACAGTGGCTTCCAGTTTTCAATGACGGTACAAACAGTGCTGTCACATTGTATATCATCGTTTTCGATGATACTTCATTCAGTCCAACACTTACAGCTGGTGCTATTACATGGACTCCTTTAACCAAAGCTTTCAATGAACTCTATTTCATTTCATTCTTCAAGACAATGTTCTCAGAGCATTATGACGGTTCTAAAGTTACACATGAACACGCTGAAGAGGGAGATTATGACGATTCTAATTACTTTGATATGGCTCTTGCATTGGCTTATCAGTGTGAAAATGAACCTGCACTCTCCTTCTGTTTGATTGAAGCAAAAGTAGTTGTACCTGAAGCTGGAGCTCCTGATACAAACGCTTGTAAAGTAATGTCACATACACGTGGCGAAGAAACAGCACACTGTACAACTTTCGTAAGTTCTACAGTTGCAGACAGAGCTGAATACTTCTGGGGTTATTTGAATCTTATTGGATTCGCTCATTCAGAGCTTCATATCCATAACGGTTCTTACATGATTCCTATTATTCTTGGTAAGTGGTTTGAAAACACAAACCCTACAGGAGAGTTTGTAGGAAACAAGCTTGCTAAGATCCGTCTTTCAGGAAACAAAGTAAAACCTACTGGTCTTCCTTCACCGCTTAATAGTGATGTAAACCTCAACCTTGCAGAAGCAATTTATACAATTCTTGATGCTAAGTTTGTTGGTTACTTTATCTCTATTTCAGATGGTTCTGACAACAATGCTGAGTTTATTCGTGAGAGAAGTGGTTCTAACTACCCTATCACAGCTTACATGATCTCAAAGTGGATTGATTACAATACTTCTCAGGACGTGGCTAACTTTGCTACAGCAAACGAAACACTTACTAAGCCTATATTGGTTAATCAGAAAACATACTCTGATATTCAGAGTATGCTTGTTGCAAACATTCAGAAGTTTGCTGGACTTGGCAGACTGGATAATGTTGTTCTTGATTTCCCACCATTCAGTGAAGCAAAGAAAGGACAGTCATTTGAAGGTACTGGTGTATGGAAAGCAACTTACACTGATGATCTGGAGAGCGTAGAAATCTCTGGCTCAATTTCATTCAAAGGGAGATAATAGGAAATGGCTTACGGTAATAACAGGGCACAAAAACAGGCACGTGCTCATTTCCAGCTTGCTGGTGGTAGTTCTATCAAGTTCCGTCACCCTTATCTTGCTGGACAGATTGATACATCTGGTTCTGTAGATGAAATTGATATTTCAGCTTGCTGTAAACTTGAAGGACGCTTCTTTGAAGCTAACCAGAATCAGGATTCAGCAAAACAGGTTGTTCTTGTTGACGGTTCAGTTGTAACAATTTCAAACAAATTGCTTAACGGTACAATCACAATGCCAGTTATTAAAACATCTGGGCTTGTTGCAAAAGGTGATTTTATTTCTGCTTTGCAGTTGATTCGTTCCCTTGGTGATTCTGTCGGTGGTCTTCTCTATAAGACAGACTACATTGACGGTAAAGCTATCACAAAGCTTTATTATGGTGTAACACCTCAGCGTGTACCTGACGATGTATCTGAAGGTAATGATGTTGCTGTTTACAACGTTCAGCTTTTGTATGCTGGCTGGATTGAAGCAGTTTCTACTTCTACAGCAGAAAACAAAAAGCGTATCTGGGCTGTCGGTAATCAGAAAGGTCTTGAAGCTTACTTCGCTCCGTACGAAACACAGGACGGTGGTACAAGCGATATGCCACTCAGTACAGCTAACAGCGGTATTCCTGGAAGTACTCTTGCTGACCAGGTTGATACAACTAACTATGACACACAGAACAGTGAAAATGAAAAGAAAGTTCTTAATGGAACTTGGATTTCAGGCTCTACACCAATCGTAAGTGATGCTTCTACTCTGGAAGTTGCAGTTAATGAATCTGGAAATACTTCTATGACAGCAACAGAAAAGAAAGAATCCACCTAATGACTGATTGTTGAAATAAAAGGCTACAAGGTTTACTTGTAGCCTTTTTTGTTATACACTAAGTATAGATTAAAGGAAAAGAGGTGTAATATGGCTGGTGCTTTTTTGGACGCTTCCATACTTAGAAATAAACAAGTGGAAGAAGCTATAAGATATAATGTTCAGCAGAATAATATCAGATTTGAGTTTCCACAAGGGTTTGAACAGCTTAGGCTTATTGAAGAGTGTCGTGCACTCAATGCTCTTGATGTTTCTGATCCAGATAACTTTGATTTGATGTATGATATTACAATGCAGATGCTGACTGGAAAAGTAGTGTTTGTTTATTTTGTCGACGATGATTTAATAAAACATGAGATAGGAAGGTTTGTTGTCACAGACCGCTATATGAACATGAGGACAATAGATGTTATTGACGAGTATCCTGTTCTTATGAACTGGCTCGTTGAGTTTATTGCTGGTATGCTCGGAAAAAAATATCCTCGCTCATTAAAAAATATTCAGGCGACAATGAGCGAGAGAGAAGAGCGTATGAAGAGCCTGAAACAGAATCAAGTGACAGTCAAAGCTTCATTTCAAAACAAATAGAAGAGATTGTAACTAATTTCAAAGACGGTAGCTTCGTATTTACTTACTATAGATTTGTAGATAAGTTTCATGTAGAACCTAAATCATGGAGTGACTTATTTGAGTTCTTACATTATAATGAAACAGAAGCAAAGATTGATAAACTGGTTCAGCTTACTTTGAAAGAGGGTGGTAAATAATGGCTGTAACAACTACACCAATTACTAAAATTACAATAGATAGTAAGAACTTCCAGGAGAAAGATCCTGTTACTGGTGCTTTCTTGCCTAGAATGAACGCTAATGTGTTTGGTCAGGCAGACCAGCTTTTGAATAAAGCTGAGAGAGTATTGCAATCTACAATCAATGCCTTTGAGGGGTTCAATACCAATTTAAGAATGACAGCTCAGACCAGTAATCTGTCTGATCCTAAAAATCCAATTTATGCTGGTCGTTTTTCTCAGTCCGCTTATATCAATACTTCTGATAGAGACAATGCAATGAGGTCTTTGCAGTCAGCTTTTAATGCTAAAATCAGTTATGATTCTATTGGAGACGCTGGATTTGATATTAAGGCTGAAGACGCTGTACTCGTAAATATTACAAAGAGCTTCAAGAATAGAAAAGCTCAGATGAAAGCAATAGAAGAGCTTGATAAAGTCGGTGGTACTCTTGACGTTGATTCAGCAAAAACAAAGAAAAATCCATATCGCTCTGTAATCAGTGTTCCTATGAGCAAGATAGATTATGATGCTATTATAAATAACAATACACAGAAAGAAGCAAATAAGATTCTGTCTAAGTATGTAAATGATACTATTCCTATGGCAAATAAGGAAAACAGACTGGAAACGTCAAGACAGAATGATGTAAAAAAGGAAAAAGAATCTAAAGAAGCAGAGAGAAAAGAAAAACAGAAGGAAAAGGAAGAAGAGGAATCTAAACGAAAAACCATGGGAACTCTTTTGAAAATCCTTGCTGTACTTGGTGCTATAGCTGACCTGGTGAGAAGAGTAGTTACTACTGCCTTAGCAAACTCTATTCAGGCAAAACAAGATGCAATTACAGGACATAATCTTGGTCTTACTACTGAGGAAGTAAGACGGTATAAATATTTTGATATAGCTCATGGAATGAAAGGTGGTACAACAGTTGGAGCTATGTCAGCCTTACAGTCAGCCTTTGGTCTTGGTCAGGAAATAGATACAGCAAAATTAGAAAAACTTGCTCCTGTATTACGTGGAGATACAGCTAATCTTGCACGTACTGGGGTTGCTGGTGGAGAAGAGACAAATAAGCTTCTTGGCATGATACTCACTGATTACTTGAAGCAATATCTCAGTGGTAAAAACTCACTAAATCAATATGAATCTAATCCGTCTGTAAGAAGAGCTAACCTTGTATCAAACCTTAATTCAGCTTTCCCTGAACTTGGCACATTATTTGGAACAATGCTGGAGGACTATGAAAGTGGTATTTATAAAGGAAAGTTTAGTGATTATACTGGCTGGCTTAGTACAACAAAGACAAACCAGGGTGGTATGAGTGATGCACAGCTGAACGCATTTCAGGAAATGGGAGCTTTGCTTACTTCGGTTAATTCTAAACTTAAAGATTTATCTGATAAATACCTTGCTGGTTTTGCTTTGTCCTTGGCTGGGCTTGTACAGAAAGTTGATAATATACAGCTTGGAAGAACAGCAACAGAGAAGAATGAACAGAACAAGACAAACAAACAGCTTAATCTGGAAGCCAGGGAATCTATGCAAGCTCATAGAGATTTAGCACAGACACAGTTTGAAAACACATTTAGAGAAAGGTTTGGCTTTGACTTAGCAAGTACAGGTCTTACAATGAGTGATTTGATAAGTTATAAAACTTTAGATACTAAGGATTCTTCAGTACGAGCAACTAAGATAAGAGAATTTGCTTCCCGTATAATTTATGGTGATAATGCTGATTTACTTGCCTATCTAGCTTCGTATGAACAATACAATAAGCTTTACGAGCAAGCTAATACTGAAGCACGGAAGACTTCTGGCAAGGTTGATTATAATACCTTTGATTATGTACTCTCTTTTATTCTGAAAAATATTGAGAAGAATATACAAGAATATTCAAGACCTAAAGAAACTGGTACATATAAAGCACAAGGGCAGACAGTAGGCTCTTATAAGAACCTTGTTTCAAGACTTAGAGATACAGGAGCGGATTTAAGTGTAGACGAGAAAACAGCTTTGAGCTACGGGCTTATTAACTATCTGAACACTTATGGTGGTATAGAAGCTCAGCTCTCAGAAAGTGGTGATAATGATTTTCTTGATGAAATTGCATTATTGTACAATGCACAAAATCCAGATAATAAAATTGCCTTTAATAAAGGTCTTTATTCTGGTAATATGTCAAAAGAAGGAAGAGAAAAGTTTGAACAGCTTTTTAAGGCTGGTGCTTTTACTGACGATATGTTGTTACAAGCTTATATCAATCTTCTTTCAGGTAAAGGAAATGCAATTACAAGACGTAAAGATTTTATGAACAGTATGGAAAATGCTTTCTATGAATCTCAGTATGATGCGAAGACAACACAAGCAAGTAGTATTGCTTTAAGCAGTTATGTACTTGGTAATCTGCTTACAAAGTCAGCCATTGATGATATTAGAGAGGAATGGGCGAAGAAAGGTTATACTCTCGATAATAAAGCTGTTGTTTATGCCAATTCTGATAATAGAACACTTGATATTACTCTTTATGGCACAGATACCAGAGGAAACAGAAAAGAACTTCAGACAATACATTATGGTGCTTATGATTCTTCAGTGGATAAAGCAGTTGATGTTGATTTGTCTAATCTTAGATAAGGAGGATAAAATGGCTAATGAAAATTATATGAGATTCATTACTGGCGTACATTTTACTAAGAGTATGCTCAGAACTCTCAATGGAATAACATTTCTGTTTGATCCTAACTGGGAAGCTGGAATTGGTGATACACCAACTTTTCCTGTCTGTTTCTTTCACGTGAAAGGACAACACGAAGTAATGGAATCAGAAGTAAGTCATAAAACAATGTTGTTTTACAACGACAATAACTCTCTTTCTGCTACTTCTGTTACTGGTGGTATGACCAATGTAGTAGCAGATAATATTGTAATTAAGCCAAAAGTATATAAACTTGATATAATAATTCCTTATTCAGATTTAACACTCTTAACAAGTAGTTATGTCTTTCAGCCAGAACAACTTTCAGGAATTGTGTCTTTATTGAAAAATGGTGAGGAAAAGAAAAATAACGTTGCTCCTTATCTTACTATGGCTACACCTTATGTAGAAATTATAAAGACACTTCTGAGACAGCTTATGGTTGCTGACTATTCGAGTATCAGTAACTTTATGTCTAGTGTTATTTCTACACCAGACTATAATAAAAACTCTTTAGAAGCAATGTGGAAGAACCGTTCAATCCTTAAGCTAAAATTATGGAACGGCTGGAAATATAAATATGTTTCTATTGTGAGCATAGATGTTTCAAAAGAGCCAACAGAAGACGGTGTTTATGAAGCTTCCATTACTGTTCAGGAAATGCCAATTATGACATTTAGAAAGACTGGTATTAAGACTGCTAACTGGGTTAATCCAATACTTAAAGTTTCTGGAGAAGCTGTAAAAGCTGTTCTTAATGGCAAGGAAGGTATGTAATGCTTATTGAACTTAGTGAAGTTATTTTTGAGAATGATTTTTTTAATGTAGACCTTCCTAATGGAAGTGTATTGACTTTGAACAAGATTGATGAAGCTATTGCTACTGATGACTCTACAGTAAAAATTGACAGGGTTAATCTTCAGATTACTTCATTTGATGAAGACGGGAATGAAGAGTATATGCGTTGCCCTTGTGCTATTGGTCTTGGTAATGATATTCTCATTATAAAAACAGATTATCCTGAATACGAGGGAAAAGTGCTGACATCTGAGAATATGAGATTTTGCACGATAGAAGTATATGAGTAGCAATTTTCTTCCAGATAAAAACAAACTTTCTCTGACTAAAGATGATTTATTCGACAAGATAGTCAATCTTAAATTGATTGTAAAAAGACCAGTAAAAGGTGTTTCTTTAGGTCAGGAAGCAGATGCTTTCATTATAAGAAGTGACTATGAAGCCGTGTTTCCAAAACAAGAAATAACAAACGTGTTTCGTACTGGTCAATTTATAAGTAATCAGTATTACATAAGAAAATGTGCTTATAAACCTTCAATCAAAGTACAGTATAAACGTTTGGCGAAAGACACACTGGTTTCTCTGGATATTTTTGTATCTAACTTTATTATATTTACTTCTAAAGGTGAAGCAATGGCTACATTTAACAAGACAGACTATGACCTTGTTGGTGTAGAGCTTATGCTTGGATATTGGGGTCAATTTAAGAATATGCCACATAATACTCTTAATGACCTGTTTAAGTTTGAACCTATGTTTGGTGCAGACAAAATAACACTTACTGAAGTTGAATATGTAACTACAGATAAACTTGCTCCAGATTTTACTCTGCATATTCATGGTTATGTTGGTTCTACCTTAACAGCACCAGTTGACACTCAGAGTGTAAAGACCTTTGATGAAATCACAAGCTCAGGGCTTCTTGAAACATTTGGTACACCAGATCCTAAGCAAAGTGATTTAAGCAAGATTTTCTATAATCATATCACGAGGAGATTTTTGCGTAATCCTGTTAACCCTAAAGATAACCAGGGTCTGCAAGCTACAGACATGATAGAAACAATTCCTACAGATAAGATTCTCTCTAAATTTAATGCTGATAATTATGGTGTACTCGTATATACCTCTGACGGAGTTGATAAGATTCATATTAAAAAGCTTAAAGATTCAGAAGAAAATGAAGTTGATGTAAAGGTTTATCTTGATGAAGGTGATACACTTGATAATGCTATGACAAAGCTCATGCAAAAACTTGTTCCTGAAGGACTCGACTATAAAAAGCTTAATACTGGAAATATTATTCTTTTCACAAAAGAAGAAGCACAGGATATACCTTCTTTAATGAAACAGTTACAGAAGTATAATAAAGATTCTGTATTCAATAAGGTTTATAAGAATGAGCTTCCTGCAATTTATAATATAAATATAAATGGAACTGCTCTGATTACATGCCCGTTCTTTTCTTTTATAGAGCCTTTCCAGGAAGTAAAGTTTAAGAGCCGATACACACTAAGTTCTAAAGTAAGTTACTACGCTAATAGTACGAAAGATAGAAACTCATTTACAGCTGTGAGTATCACTGTAACTTTTTCAACTACAGAAGATGATAATATTATGGAAATATACTGTATTTCTAATCCACCAGCAAGTTCATAGGGAGCGATTTATGAGTAATAGTAAAAGACTTAATCTTGCACAAACATCGACCATACGTACAGCCATACAGTCTATGATTGGTAGAACTTGTATTATCAGTTATGGTATTGTAAAAGATGTACCAGCTTCAGGGATTGTTACAGTTGAACTTTCTGTTGCAAAATCAACTAAAGATATAAAAGTAATTACATGTGTTCTTGTTAATTTTGCTTCCAATGCAATTACAATAGACATTGTTCCAGAAAAGGGAGATAAAGTCCTGGTATTTTTCCCTGATAAGTTTGATAGTGAAATGTTTTCTACGAAAAAAACAGAAGCAATCATTGATCAAAATGCTTCTGGATATAACCTTCTCTCTGGTCTTGCTGTTTTAATGAATCAGTACAAAAAGAATGATCATAAAAACTTCATTCAGTTTAAGTCTGGAGAAGTGACCATTGAAAACAATAAGACAAAAACAAAGATTGATACAAACGGTGACGTTACCATAGAAACAGAAGGCAAATATACAATTAAAAACAACAGCACAGACCTTAAAGCTGTAATAGACGGACTTGCTACAGAACTTAACAATCTTGTTACAGTGGGTTCACCAGCAACACAGAAGACTTCACCAGCAACACAAAGCTTAATTAAAAAATGGAAGACAGAAAAGCTTGATATGCTTTTTAAGTAAGGTGAGTATATGGCATTTTCTAAATCAACTTTACAGACAGATATTCTGACTGTCTTTAATAACATGGGAAGTAATGCAACAAATGATGACTTTGCCAACGGTCTGGCAAATGCAGTTGTTGCTTTTGTAAGAACTGGACAAGTATCTACAACAGATGAAGGTACAGTTCCAGGTGGAGCTTTTTCTGGTGGAGGAACTGGAACTCTTTCTGTTACAGCCACAAACTGTGCAAAAATCATTAAAGACGCTTGTGAAGAAATGAATAACATGTCTTCTGGAGGAAGTAATTATCTTGCAGAAGAACTTGGAAAAGCATTTAAGAAAATGGCAGATGAAGGAACTGTAACTACTACTGTTACTGGAACGCTTACACCACCTTCCCCTTCTCCGTCAATAACTCCATATGGTGGAAGTGCAACTGGAAGTATTTCTTGTAATTCTACAGCAATGGTGCAAGCATTAAAAATATTATTTTCCAACATGTATACACATGCTGGAGAAGATGACTATAATGGAAACCTTGAGTTCGCTAAAGAGCTTGCTACACAGTTAAATAACTTCTGGACATCTGGAAGGATAAGTACAAGTGGTGAAGGAAACATAGAAGGTTCTTCTGGCTCAGGCTCTATTTCTTAACTTGATTTCTCTAAAGTTACGGAGTATAATCTAGCTATGGACGTTAAGGTATATAAAAAGGAAGAAGTTCGACAGCCTTCAGGCACAGAATATGTTTATGTACCTGATGTAATTGATATAATTCCTGATATAGTGACTAATCCTGACACAGGAGAAGAGATAATTACTGGTGCTGTTGAGCTTGAAGACGGTTCTAAAGATTTGCTTGAACAAGAATGTGCTATTGCTACCATAAAGCAGAAAGGTCTTGATCCTTTAGATAAAGAAGACGGTATACAATGGAGCGAAACTCTTCTTGGAGAAGTAAACGTTATACAGCTTATGGAAGATATACAATCAGCTATTGAACAGACAACAACCTCCATTGTTGTTATTTTTGATACAGTTACAGACAGTGAGGGTCGTTCTTATCTCACTTATACTTTGCAAGAGGTAGCATAATGCAGATATTAACTTTTGATGAAATCCTGACTAAAATATGTGATGATTTTGACACTTTAATCTCTCCAAAGAAAATAGCACGAACAAATACAAATATCCTTTACTTAATATTTAAAGCTATATCTAAGGGATTTGAGATTATTAACAATGTCTGTGTTGAACTGAGTAATAAGTTTGACCCTGCAAGCTGTTCAGAAGAAGATTTGCAGTCAGTAGCAGACCTTGTAGGAACAGAAAGACTTAAAGGAAGTGCTACAGGTCTTTTGATAAACATAACAAATACAAGTAATAAAAGTGTAACACTGCTTGCAGGAACTTATACATACAAGTATGACGATGATGTATCTTTCATAGGCACAGTACTTTCTGATACAGAAATCAGTGCCCTCAATACATTGTCTTTGATTTTTATGTCTGATTCAATAGGCTCTTATGCTATTACAGAACAGTCTGATATTAAAGCATCTGTAACTGCTGATGTAGTAATAAGCAGTGATTTATCTTTTTCTTGTGATGATAATGCTTCACTTCTTGGCACAGAAGAAGAAAGCGATATAGACTTCAGAAAGCGTATTTTAAATACAACAGACAGGCAGAATACTCTTGTTGAGTTGGAAACAGAAATAAAAAATCTTCCTTATATCTTTGACTGTAAAGTTAAATACAATCCTACTGATGATGCTATTGATGTAGACGGAGCATCTTTATCTCCTTACAAAATGTTTATCTACTGTAGCGGAGATATAAGAAACGAGATTGCAGAAGTAGTAGCAAAATACTCTTTTTATCAGACACAGGAAGACAGTACAACTACGCATGAAACATTGACTTATGTAAATGAAGTCTTTGCAAATGGTGGTTGTGAAATTATAGTAAACTACTTTAAGAAAGTAAACTTTGATGTAGATGTAAGATACATTGTAGATACTAACTTCTTAAGTGCTTCTAGTGCTAGAGAACAGATTACTTCTGTTCTTCTGAAAGACTACAGAAGTCAGTTGCATATTGATTTCATTCGTGAAGCAGATATTTACAACACTATTGAAGCACTTGATATTGCTGGTCTTACGTTGCTTTCTGTAGACTTAAAGTATAACAATGAAGCAGTAGATTATATTGCTGTTCCGCCTTCTTGCCTTGTTTATCTTGAAAATGTAGATGCTGAAGCATCAGAGGTATAAAATATGTCTAAGGCTTTATTTCGTTGGTTAAGAGGTGAACTTAACGGTTATTATATCAATAACATAAATCAGTCCTGTAATGAATATACTTTTTACATTCATAACTTCTTCGGAGAAAGAAGCAGTATGCAGTTTGAGCATGATAAGATTGACAATAAAGACTTACAGGGTCTCGGTAAGTTTGCAGGGATTTTTCTTCCTCGTATTACTATAACAGAAAGTAGATCATCTTTAAGAATGACGGAAGGTGAGTTAAATGCTCAAAATGAAGAAATAAGTGAAAGCGGTCTGTACAATTCTGAAGAAGAAAAGTTTGACTTTTCTAAAAGAGAAGAAGCAGGAGATATAAATAACTATGCTACTACTAAATTACGCTCTTCTTTGGCAGGAAATGACGATGCTATAGAAGGTTATATTTCTTCTGAAGAAACAGATGTTCTCGACGAAGAAGGTTTTGTGAAAGACAGTGCTGTAAGTTCAACACCTCCTGCTGGTGTAGCATACACAGAGTTTTACGGCAATCAGTTTCTTTTTCTTTCAGAAGCAGAACTTACTTTTGAAACACCTGAAAAGAAACTTTTCGTTGAACTCTTTAAGGCTATGCAGTACATAAGGTATAATGGAGAAAGTTTACAGTCTTTGTGCCGTCTTATTTCTATACTGTGTCCTGATGGACTTGTTAAAATAAACAGCATACAGACAGTGGATAATAAGTTTTATATGTTTTATACTTTTGATAATGAGGTAGGCATAGATCATAAGCAACAGAGATTATCTCTTTTGCTTTACATTATCAGTATAAAGTTCCCTCAGATAATTGTTTCTGAGGAGTAGGAGGAAATAAATGGCAATCAATACTGATTTAACTAACCTTAAAAACCTTGAAGAAGGTTTAGTTAATAATAAAGTTATTAACTTTTCATACACACAAAATGCGTATAATTGTAATGATGTAAACGGTGTATATAACTATGATGTTTGTTGCGGAAACAATATTCCTGTAGCAGATGCTTCGATTGTAAAAATAAATGATACAGTTGTAACAAAAGGTTACAGAAGTAAGGCAAGTTCCATTACCCGTATGCTTGTCAATCATATTTTTGGTCGTGTTTCTTACAACCTTAACAAAGTACATGACAACTTTCTTACCTTTATTTCCTCAATGCTCAGCAGTTTAGGAACAGCAAATGGTATTGCAACCCTTGACGAAAACGGAAGACTGCCTTACTCTCAACTTCCTGAATCTGCTGTAGAAATAAAAGGTACCTGGAACGCTTCAACTAATGTTTGGACAGGAAACAATGGAAGTACAGGAAGCCTTATCAGTGGAACAGGAACTCTCGGTGACACATATATCGTAACTACAGAAGGTTGGTTTGACTCTGCAACAGGACAAAGTTCTGCTACCCCTGTTGCAGGCTATGAGCACTACTTAGTCAATGGAAGAATTATGTACAACGGCACTGATTGGGTAAATGTCAGTGGCGGAAGTGAGTACGCTTTGTGTAACGAAAGTTACTTTAGGGCAGGGGCAAATTCTTGTGTTGGAAGTTGTGCTGTTTCTATTGGTTCAAGTTCAAACTCAGGAAGTCAGTCAGTTTCTATTGGTGCAAATGCAGGCTCATATGCTTCTTCTTATATACAAACAGTAGCTATTGGTTACACAGCAAGGGCACTTGGAAATTATGGTGTTTCTATCGGAACACAGTCTGGAGCAAGCCATTATGGTGACTATAATGTTGCCATTGGTGTTTATGCTTTGTATGGTGCTTCAAACAGTAGTTCAAACTATAACATGGCAATCGGAGCAAATACTCTTCGCTGTCTTAACAGTGGCTCACAAAATACAGCAATCGGAATGAACGCAGGCTGTGCCGTAACTACTGGAAGTAATGTTACCGCCATTGGTTACAATGCTCTTTCTCATTCTACAACAGGTTCTGACCATACAGCAATTGGAGCAAGTGCCCTTGCAAGCCTTACTACAGGTCTTTACAACACAGCAATCGGAGCAAGAGCATTATGTGGTCTTACTACAGGCTGTGAGAACTTTGGTCTTGGTATAAACACAGGTTGGGCAATCACTACAGGCTGTAGCAATGTTCTTATCGGTAATAACACAGCACAAGGAATAGCAGGAAACTCTTCTAATAATGTTGTAATCGGTAAAAATGCTATGTGTGCTAGTTGCTCTTGTGTTGTATCAAATACAGTACTTATCGGAAGTAAAGCTGGTGTAAATAATAAAAGTAATGAAGTTGTTTTTATAGGCTTTGACAGTGGTTTGTGCAATACTACAGGTTGTTGCAATACATTCGTAGGTACGTGCAGTGGTTGTGGTAATACTACAGGTTGTTGCAATACATTCTTAGGTATGCGCAGTGGTTTGTGCAATACTACAGGTTATGGCAATACATTCTTAGGTACGAACAGTGGCTTCTGTAATACTACAGGTTATGGCAATACATTCTTAGGTACGTGCAGTGGCTACTGTAATACTACAGGTTGTTGCAATACATTCTTAGGTACGGGCAGTGGCTTCTGTAATACTACAGGTTGTGGCAATACATTCTTAGGTACGAGCAGTGGCTATTATAATACTACAGGTTGTTTCAATACATTCTTAGGTATGTTCAGTGGTTGTGGTAATACTACAGGTAGTTGCAATACATTCTTAGGCGATGGTAGTGGTCGTAATAATACTACAGGTAGTTGCAATACCTTCTTAGGTATATATAGTGGTCGTAATAATACTATAGGCTGTTATAATACCTTCTTAGGTATGCACAGTGGTTGTGCTAATACTAACAAACATCATATAACAATAGTTGGAGCAGGTATAACAGACTTGGAAAAAAATTATGATTTTGCTTTTGGCTCTGCAGATATAGATACCAATTGTAATAATTACCTGTTCACTTGTTGTAATCATCTTTATTGGTGTCACTGTACAAGTCTTACGCAAATAGCCTAATTGACAATATATGCTCAGTATTGTATACTGAGCATATATTCAATTATTTGGAGGAAAGGAGAATGGCAAAAAAATGTGTCGTTACAGTTGAAGGCGGATTAGGCAAGAACGTAATGTTCACGGCTATGCTGAAAGAACTTGCAAAGAAGTATGAGAAGATTTATGTCCTCTCACCTTACTTTGATGTCTTTAAGGCTTGTCCTTACGTTACAGATGCTTTCCCTATGGGTCAGGTGTCTACTTTATATCAGCAGTTGTGTCTTTCTGACGATTGTGATGTTCTTTGGAAAGAACCTTACACAAACCAGAAGTTCATTAAAAAACAGGTACACTTGTTTGATGCTTGGGCAGAAGAACTTGGAATTACTCTGTCAGAAAAAGCAATGGACATGGTTCCACAAATCTCAAGGTACACAGAACTTCCTTTGGTTAAAACACAGACAGAAGAACTTCTGAAACAGTTGAACGGACAGAAGTTTATTCTTATTCAGTTGTGCGGAGGGCAGTCACCTCTTGCTCCACAGCTTGATAAAGACGGAAAGCTCATTCCGTACAATGATCATAATGAAGGTCTTAAACGCAACTACTACCGTGGGCAGGAACTTGTTGACCTTCTCAAAAAGGCATATCCAGAACATCGTATTCTGCATTTTGCTTTGCCTAATGAACCTTCTTATGAAGGGGCAGACAAAGTTCAGGCACCTTACCTTGTGTTCCATGAACTGTGTAAACACGCAGACAAAGTTGTTTGTACTGACTCTTCTTTACAGCACCTTGCTACAGGTGTATGCAAAGATGTGACTGTTATCTGGGGAGAAACTCGCCCTGAACATTTTGGTTATGCTTGCAACAAAAACATCTGTGCTAAGAATGTTATGAATTCACAGCCTTATTTCAGACCTTTGGGAGCAAGTCCTGCTTTTGTAGATTTCCCTACACCTGAAGAAGTTCTTAAAGTCGTTAAGAAGTAAAAATTGTTTAGTACTTAATGAATTAAACTTGCAAAAAAGACCTCCTTGTTTTATAATTCCTTTATAAGCAAAGAGGTATTTTTATGCTCAAAGGAATTAAACAATCCGATAAGGAACTTCTTCCAGTAATACAGAAATACGGCTGTCTTTTCCTCTGTTTTGCAAATGCTTCACCTTTGATTTTTGAAGGAAGTAACGGGCGTAAGGCTCTTAACAAGATATGGCAGGAAGCAGAGAAGAAAGGCTATATCTCTGGTGATAAAAACCATGATGGAGACTATGATGATTCAGGAGAAGCTGAGATACAGAATCATACAGCTCTTGCTAATGAGTTCTTTGCTCTCTCTGTAAGATATGATAATATTCATCACAAAGCTGATGAAAAAATACCTTCAAACGTAGCTGTAGTTTTTGGTCATTACACATTCAAGTTCGGACATTTTGTACAGCTCAACAAGTCTAAAGAAGTAATCTTTGACAGCTTTGGCGTTTCAAACACAGTTAAAAATGGAAAATTAGATACTATGAGATTTTATTTTGAAAATTAAGGAGAAACTTATGCAGACTAAAGTGTTTAACGCATACAGAATTACACACGAAAACGGAAGCATTGAGGACATCAATGCACTTGACCTTGTTCAGGCTCTGGAGAATATGGAAATCCCAGAAACTGAATCATCTGTTACCCAGACTTTCCTTGTAAAGAAAGGAATTAGAACTCTTGTTGAGGATGAACCAGGAGAGGTTATTTTCACAGCTGTCGTTGCAGAAAATGGTGGTGGTTCTATCGCTACCCCAGCTTCAGGAAAAATCCATGTTGGAGACACCTTACAGTTCCAGGCAATTCCAGCCCGTAACTACGAGTTTGTTTCATGGAAACTTAACGGAGTTGAAATCAGTAATGAAGAAACAATCAATTTCACTATGCCAGCCCTTGCTTCTGGTGTAGACACTGCTGTATTCATAGCAACATTCCGTCTTGCAGATGTAGCATGGACTACTGCTGTAGAGCCAGCTGAAGCTTCTACTGCTGGCTGTATTGCTTTCCCTACAGCTGGAAGCTCAGAAGCCAATACAGAAACAGAGTTCCTTGCTGTAGCAAAAGAAGGATTTACTTTTGACCATTGGGAAGTAAATGGTCAGTCTATATCTGACAATGAACTTCTTCAGACTGCTGTAAATCCACTTGCTGAAGGTGAATCAGCCCGTATTTACAAGGCAGTATTCAAAACTGAATAAGGAAGTACATCATGGGTGAGCAGACAGAGAAAATTAACATCATTGAATTACTCATGGGCATTAAAGCCGATGTATCTTCTATAAAGACTGATATGACTAACTTCAAGGAAGCGCAAAAAGTTGAAAAAGAAAATACAGCAAAAGATATTGCAGATGTCCGCTCTGACTGCAAAAGAGATCTGAAAGAACTGGAAGCAAAGGTTATGACAAAACTTAACAGTATTCAGAGTGTCCAGAACAGTCTCGTGGGTGACGTAGATACACTGAAACATGCAGATGAAAAGAAAGATGCGAAGCGGTGGAAGACAGTAATGGCTTACATCTGTACTTCTGTAGGAAGCATGATACTGGTAAAGATACCAGACTTCATTGCTTTTTGCATTAAATTAAGTCGAATGGGTGGTAACTAATATGGCAGAAGAAAAAGAAAAGAAAAAGAACTGGTTTACTTCCTTGTTTTCAGACAAGGACTGGGATTTTGATTTAGCAAAAGTTGTAGGATTTATAGTAATAGGTTGTGGTCTTGCTGGATTCTTTTTAAGTAAAGATGAAGGAATTGTAATGGCTATGCTGGGCTTTGGCTCAGGTTTGTTAGGAATAACGAAGGCTAAGGGTGATTAAAGGAAGGTTAAATTGTGCTATCGAAGATTAAAACAGTGCTTAGTGTCATTGGTGCTGTTCTCTCTGTTATCCTTTTCACCATTTTGCTTTTCTTGTTACGCAGAGATAAAGCTGACGGACGAGGAAGCACAGCAAATGCTGAGCGAGATTCAAGAATCAAAGAAGGACTTGAAAGTGCTTCAGGAGAAATTGCTGAGTGCCGAAGCACAATTGAACGATGTGAAGAACATCTACAACGAGCAGAAGACATCTTACGAAATGCAATTAAACGAAGCAGAGAAGAAACAGGAGAGCCTGAAAACAGTAGCAACAGTAACTAGCACATCTACTGTTATTTTTGCTGTCTTAATGGTTGTGTTCATTTTCTTATAAAAAGAGGGAGCTTAAAGCTCCCTCTTACTTTTATTTATGTTTTCTTTTGAAATCTGTTCTGAGATCATATGTTTTAATTTCTTCATAAATGAAAAGCACAAGCCATACTGCAACACTTACCAAAGCCCAAAGTACAAGATACTTTCCAAGAAGATGTGCTGGAACTTTATTTAATAAATCCATAATACCGATTACCAGGTTGAATAATGGACTTGTAATAAGCAGAGCAAGTAAATAAAGCTCTACTGCTACAACCAGATGTACAAGGAAATAAGAAACTGCTTTAATCAATTTATTTAACATTCAAGTCCTCTCAAAAACCAATACAAGTGAAGCTGTAGCTTTCATAGGATTGTCAACGTCAATACATTTAAGCCCGGCTATTTCAGCTGTATTATATTTAGAACAAGCTGAAGAGTTATAAAGCTTGTTACGCAAGCTTTTATACCCCATATTGTTGTTCTTTTCAATCTCACCCAGCTTCTTTGATAAGAGCTGATAATTGAGCCACTTTCCACCAATCAGTTCATTGTCTGAAACTTTGATTGTAATTTTATCTACGTTCTGTATGGTCTTCATAATTTACTCCTTCAATAGTTGAATTATACTATGCCTATTTTATTTAGTCAATGTCTGTTTATTATTTTTCAAAAGTTCCGTTACAGCTGTCAGAGACAGAGGAGCGATAAGATTTACAAAGATTGCTGACAGAGTTGACATGATGAACTCCAGGATTCCACCTTCCAGGTGCATAAGTCTACCTAAGAAACTGAAAAGGCTTTCCTTTCTTTTTGTTACCTTTTCGGTAATCTCTGGTGTCTCTTTGAGAAGTTTTTCCTGTTCAGTAAGATTTTCCTGGAGCTTAGTCTGTAAATCGTTCAGTTCAGTTCTTACTGCTGTAGTAGCATAATCTTTTTCCTGTCGGTACTCTATATCTTTCTTCTTGAACTCAATAGCTTCTCTAATGTCTTTTTCCTTAGTACGAAGCAATTCAAGAGCCAGCTTATTTGAATCAGACTGCTTGTTTTCCAGGGCTATCTGAGTTTCAGTAAAGTTGAATCTGTCATAGAATACTGAAACTGTTGTAGCCATAGAGAAGAGTGTTACCATACCCCAGAGTGTAATGAAAACAAAAGTAAGTCCGTATCTTTTCTTGCTCTTAAATATTACAGACACTTCAAAAGCTGTTGCGTTGTATGCTGTAACAGAAGAACTCATAAGCCACGCTGAAATCATATCAACATAATCATAGAGGTATGTTGCTGTATGGAGTGTTGAAATATATCCGCTTATCAAGGAAGTAAATGCAAGAAGAATAACTATAAACCATATCGCTGTTTGAGTTTTTTCTCTAGCAATTTCAGTTGTAATTGTTTTATGTATAACATTCCCGATGTCTCTATCTGTGTCCAGTCTGACAGCCCTCTCCACTTCATTGCTTCTATTTGTATCACATCTGTCCACATCTTTTGCTGTGTTTTCTGGTTGTACATCAACCGATGAAACTTCAGGAAGTCTATTTGTACTTTCAGAAGATGTATCTGATCCTGAATATTTTGTACCTCTCTTTTTTCTAAGAATACCCGTATTCTTTGCATAAATGTAATCATAAAGTGTGTCCTCCCTTAATCTTCTTTCATATTCTTTATTGATGTCTATACCGTTTTTGTATTCATCGAGAGTAAAAAGAACTCCATTCTGACAGAGAAACTTTTTCTTGTCTTTCAGGTATATGTAAGGTTTACCTAAGTGTTCAGAAATCTTTTCTTCAAGCATAATCAATCCTACTCAAAGCAAAGCTCGTCAAGAGCTTCTTTGAACTTAACAGTATTTTTCGTTTTACTCGTACAGAGTAGCACATTCCAGTCTTTTGTTGTAATGCGGTTGTCACTTTTATCTGTCAGCTCGTCTTTCCATTGCTGACACAAAGCGTTCGGGGCAATTATTAAAACAGGCTTTTCTTTTTCTTCTGCAATACGTGTTGCTGTGAGAGTTTTGCCCATGCCCATGTCAGTCAAAGAGCAAGCCGAAATAAGGTCGGTCTTTGTAGTGCTCAATAGCATAAGCCTGATGTGCCCACAATTTTTTTGCTCTCATATAGTTACCTCCTTTGTAATGATTTTTTGAAGGCTTCTTCAACAGACCAATTATTAAGTCTGTAAAGTAGTGCATGTCGTTCCATGCCAAGCTTTTCAGCCCATTGTGCTACAGTCATTGTAACACCTTCATAAGTAATCAATCTGTTTGACCTTCGATTATTGTTTTGCTCTTTGCAAGTTATCCACCTACAGTTATCAGGTGAATAACCTTTATTGTTATCTTTTCTATCTAAAGTTAGATTTTCCATGTAACCATGACTTAATGCCCAGCTACTGAATGTAATGTAACTTTTATTCCAAGGTTCACATACTTTTATTCCTCTTGCTCCATAAGAGTCAAAATCTTTATCTCTAGGGTCATTGCATCTCCTTCTCATATAAGTCCAGATACGATACAATCTTGTTTTTGTTGCACCATGTTTATACAAATAATGCGATGCTCCTTTAGGAGCTGTTTTATATTTAATATTGTGCCTTAGTAAATAATGTTGCATAGCAATGTAGTTACAGCTATATTCATCGGCACATTCTTTTATTGTATGGTCTTTAGCGTATTCCACGAGACCTGATGTTTTCCATTTTACTTTAGCCATCTATGTCTCCTTCTACTGTCACTTCTTCAGCAACAAACCTTCCTCTCTCGTCACGTAAAACCCTTCGCCTTGTGATAGTCTTACGTCTTTTCTGTGCTTTCATAAGCTCCTGGTGTCTGCGTTCTTTATTACGTTCTGAACGTTCCCAGTCTTTTCCAGAAGCTTCCATGCAACAGCCGATTATAAATATTATTATACACAAACATAAAATCATATCAGTCTCCATAATATTTGAATAATTCTACATCTGTAGTGCCCATATCTAAAAGCTCTTTTCCTTGTTTAAGAGCTTCTGTAACCCTGTCTTCACAAGTTCCCTTACAAGTAAGATCAATGATGTATTTGCTTCTGGTAATCTCACCACGATAAATGCGGTTCTCGCTCTGTGCTCTCTGTTCAACAGAGTATGAGTTACAGAGGTAAACTGCGTAGTCAGCTTCTTTAAGACCGTCAAGACCATATGCTCCAGAAGCCTGGTTGACAAATATAAGCTGTGTTTTTCCTTCTGAGAAACTTTGATAACCTTCTTCACGAAGCTTTTTATCAATCTTTCCGTCATATATTGCTGTAGTATATCCCAGCTCTTTCATGTGTGCTTCAGCATCATACAAAAGCTTAGTACGGCTACACCATACTACAACTTGCTTATCTCCAATATCATCAATTACTTCTTCCAGCATATCCAGCTTTGGGTTATCTGCAAGCGGTTTAAGCTCAATATTATGTCTAACCTTTCCATTTTCATCAATGGTATCTCCATGGTCTATCGGTTCATAGCCGTTACAAACGTCCTGGAAACGAAGATATAATTTCAAGCCGTTGTCTACAACGATGTTATCAGTACAGTACTGATTCTGAAGCTGTAAATAAAGTTTCATCTGCTCCTTTGTCAGGGTAATATCATAAGTCTTATACACTTTTGGCGGAAGGTCAGTAGAAGTCTTTCTGTCTACTTTCATGCAAGTGTCTCCAATGCGTTGCCAAAGCTCGTCCATATTTTTATGTGGTGAGTACTCTGGATTCTTCAAGATGTGAATACAGTCTTCCTTGCTGATTCCATAAAAAGAATGGATTGAATCCATAGCTCCAGATAAAGCTGAAGGGTTATCCTTGTATCGTACTAAGCGTTTACGGATTGTTTCATAGTCTTTCTGGGTAATTGTTATCCTTGCTCCACGAACAGAAGGAAGAGCACGTCTGATTTCATAATGTTCAGCAAAAGCGTACATAGATTCAGAGAAGAAGTCAGGACAGAGAAAGTTCATCTGGTCGTAAGCATTAACTGGAGATTTTGACATGAAAGTTCCAGTGAGAATACATCGCTGTCCTATCTTATTCAGCTTCAGAATAGCCTGTGTACGTTTACTCTTCTTTGATTCCTTACATGGATTGTTTGTTTTTATTTTTGAACTTTCGTCCAGGATTGTGAATATGTTGCCATTATTGGCAAGAATATATTTTCTTACTTCCTCTGGGATAATCCCTTTCTGAAACGATTCTAATGATACAATAAGAGCTTTCATTGTACTTCACCTCCACCAACCAAAAGCTCACTCATAGGATTTAAGTCAACCTGGTTCATACCGTCCATTTTGTACATGCTTCCTTCCCTGAAAAGTTCCTGTACCTTAAATCCATGTAGGTAAAACTGTCCTCTATACTCGCTGAGAGCAATCACACGAATATCAAGTTCTTTGTTTGCTTTGTAGAAAGCTGGCTGTGTCGGCTGGAACTTAATTCTCCCTTTTCGTGCAAACTTAAACTCATAAAATACAGGGTGCTGTACTTTACATATTTCATTCAGCTTATCATCAAGTACTGGAACTTCTTTAATTCCAAGAACGTCAGGAAAACCTTTTACTGTTTCCTCTGTCTCAATACAGAAGAGTTTTAAGTAGTCTCCTTTATGACGTTTTATCCATTCATACTTGAAAGCCTGTTCTGTCTTACATTCTTCATATTTCATGTTAACCATACCTCCACGACACCTTCTTCGCCATTGTGTGAAGCTTTAACTTCTATTTTTTCTCCCAGGCAATCTTCTTCACTTGTACGGAAGAGTACTTCACTGTCTCCATATCCACTGTGTGCCACGTCTTGCAATATTGCTACTAACTTTCTCAATTCCATAATTTAACCTCTCTTATTATATTACACTTAGTTTAATTAAAAGTCAATAAAAAATCGTGCATTTCTGCATGATTTTCAGTAAAAGTTTACATCAAAACAAAAATTATGAAAGCTACCATATATCATTCCTCCTCAATTCCACAAGGCGTACCGTCAAGGTAAGTGTACTTATCAAACAGTTCCTTAAACACAAGGGAAAACGAACCAATCCAAATACAGCTCTTATTACAAGGACTGCCATCGCCACAGCCATAATCTGTTACCAAATGACGAAATCCTGTAGTCTTGGATTTTATCCAAATCATCGGATTGTACATAGGATTGTCTTTTCCACTCCAGCCACCATAAGCGTTGTACCGTTTCTTGAAATCCTCTATCATCTCCTCTGGATTACTGTAAGGACGAAACTTCTTTTCTTCAGATTCCTCAACAAGGTAGAAAAGATTGAAGCTTGTGTTTGATTCTTTCATTCTGAATCTACAAGACATATTTGGTTTTTGGATTTTTTCAAGTTCTCCAAAAGCTAAATAGTCTTCTGACTGAACTACTGATTCTAACGACTCGATGTTATCAGTAAAATAACCTTTGCTTCCCACTTTCAATTCATCTGCATTTAATGCGGTGAAAACCTTTGATTTGTCAAATAACATCTTTTACCTCCTTTGGAAGTACAATTTCTTTCCAAGCGTAAACTTCTTGTTCGTATATTTCTTCGTCATTTATATCGTCATAAAAACAAGTTTCTGTTGTTTCGTCACCTGTTTCTTCGTCAAGAATAAAAGTGTAAACA